GATTCATCAGGATCCGTCAGCCTGTTGGTTAGCGACACGTGCCTAAGCTCCGACTCCACATTTCGGCGAGGCAGGCATACAGCCCCCACTCCCTTCATCGGAAACACAAGCAGGCCGTACAGTCTCTTCGGCTTTACAGCGACAATGCTTCCGTCAGGCGCGAACTTGTCCCTAACCTCCCTTAGCTCGTCGAACGACGAGTCAAGCATGTCCTCTCCAAGCATGAAGCACAGCTCTGTGCCGACTGGGTAGTAATGCCTTGCCTCGTTATACAGCTTGAACAGGTGGAACGCGGCCTCTGTGTTTTCGCTCCCGTTAACCGGGTGCAGGTTAAGCCATCCCCTGGTGACCCACTGCCGGACGTGCCGTCCGTGCGCTGATTTCTCCCTTGAGGCTATGGACCCTATGCACACCCAGTCTGCATCCGCGAACACAGACCCCTTCCAGTTCTTGGCCTTCTTGTCGCCGGCCTCGATGTCGGACTCCCGGTAGCCGAGGCGGCGCATCTCGTGCACCACGTCGTCTATTGTTACGACGCCGTTCACGGCCAGCTTGCGGGCTATTGCCTGCGCGGCCTGGAGGATGTTGGCGTGGGCTGTCGCGGCTGCGGCCATCCCCTTCTGGCCTTCGGCCTTTCCCGCATCCTGACCCGGTTTCAACTCTGCGGCTTTTTCAGCGGCCTTCTTGTCGAACCAGGAGCTGAACTCAGAGAAACCGACGCTATTGGTCTTTATCTCCTGGGCGACCGTCTTCGGGACAGGGTCGTACCTCAGCGGATTTTCCATCGACTATCTCCTTTACCTTCTTTATCGACGGAGATCTGGAAACCTTCATGCCCAGCATCTCCCTCATTACTCTTACGGTCTCGCGCTCTATGGTGTACGCCTGGACCTCGCCGGACTTGTCCTGCACGCCTGCGTGGTCCAGCATGTCCTGTGACAGGTGCGAAATCTCGTGCACAAACACCGGGAGCGTCTCGTTTAGAGGCTGCCTGTTGCTTACCCATACAAGGCATAGCATCTTGTCAATTTCGTCTATGGACGGCCCGAACGCCGCGAATCCGTTTGCCGGGAACTCGCTTGGCTTCGGGTTCTTGAACAGAAGGTTTGACAACTTCCTATAAGTCTTGAAGTCCGAATAGGCGTATACGATCATCACACCGAAAGTCTGGTCCTCGGCGTACACCAGCTTGGTGTTAGGCTGTTCCGATATTGACTTAGTTGTCTTTTTAAGGGCCCTTATCACCACCTTGCGGCTGCTACGCCGCTCCTTCCGTTCGATCTCCATCGCCACTTCCCTTCCGATTCTTAATCGCGCCGCGAATCTTGCCATACGCGGCCTTTACCCCCCGCCACGCGAGAACGGCAGAGCTTCCTACAACCATTTTAAGCCCCTCCCACGCGTATCTGGCGTGCTCTCTGGTTGTCTCGGGCGATTCAATCACTATCGTCTCTCTTTGTCTTTCCATCGTACTCCTCCTTGATTAGAGTAACTGACAACTCATCCAGCGTATGGTTCTCGTACCAGTAGAAGGTTCTTCCACATTCGAATCCTCCTCCTGCCACCATGTCGTCCCAGGCGTCAGACAATTCGTTTTCGCTTAGTTTGTGGGCATTTTCCACAACAGCTTCGAACGCTGGCCTCATTGTATCATGGGACGTGAATATACCGAGAATGTCTGGTTCGTAGTCTTTATATCTACTTAGAAGCACGGACACCGAAATGCCCATCCCATACCTCTTTCAAATAAGGTCCTTTCGGATCACGTGGATGAAGTAGTCCTCGTTCCTGTTCTGCCGGTAGTCGATCTCGAACTTCGGGAACGCGAACTTGTCGCCCTTGTAGTGCTTGCATCCTAGCCGGTGGAACATCCCAGTGAACGTTGACATTCCCTTTCCGCCGAACTCGAAGTGCGGATACGGTCTGCTCTCGATGGCGTATTCGGCCCAGACCTTGGCCCCGGCCTCGATCACCCACCGGTCAAGCGCGCCGCGCCCGGGCGCGTCCAGCCTCATGAACGCGTCGCTAAGCGCCGTGCTGGCCTTGTCGTAGCCGCATCCGTTGGTATGCGGTCCCTCGACGTGGGAGCTGGCCGTGCCGTGCTCCGGGTGCTCATACGACACCCAGACGTGCGCGTGGCACTGATACCCGTACACGCCTCGGTTGCTTCCCCAGTTGACCTCGGCCTCGATCTCCTTCAGCCTTCCCGCCTTGTCGGCGTTCTCAAGGCGTCTGATGGCATTCGCCTCGGACTTGTCGCAGGCCTTCAGGTGTTCCTTCACGAGTTTCTCGAACTGCTCGTCCGTCTCCGAATCCAACTTTGTCAATTTTCCAGAGCGCCATTTCCTGTGGTAGTCACGTATCATCTTGAGCGCCTTGGAGTAGTTTCTGATGTGCTTCGGCTTCGCAGCTTCAGCAGTATCAACGGTATCTTTCTTCTTTTCTTCCATTTTCACTCTCATTCTCCAGTTGTTCTGTCAAACATTCCCGACAGGGTTTCATACAGCAGGAATAGCACCAGGCCGACGAACCATACGGCAAATACTATTCCCACAGCGCCAAGCACGAACAGCAGGGCCTTTTTAAGAAATGCCGTGTTAATCACGGCGTACACCACTGTAACGATGGTCGGTATTGCCACGGCGCCAATTATAAATGGCACGACGAACATGTACCAGAACTCGTCGTGCTCAAGCTTCCATTAGCGGAACTTACTTGCCATGCTCATTCTAGTCCTCCTTCTTGTATTCCACGGTTATCGACCATGGATTGTTTCCCGACGTCTTTATGCCTACAGGTATTCTCCTGTCGGCACCGTATGGCTTAATCGTAATTGTGTACTCGTGCAGATGCTTGTCTTCATCGATCATCCGATGACGTATCCTTACATCTGCCTCCGAGAAGCACTGCTCGGCTGAGTTATACGATTTTCCAAATGGCGCAAGCGTGTCCTGGTCAAACAGCCACTCCCATATGTCGCGGCATACCTTGACATACGAGACACCTATCCCACGCAGCTCGTAGATGCTGCATATCGTGGTTACCAGCGACTCGAAGTCTGATCTAGGGTCTTCCGTCATGCAAGTCCTCCAGTTCACCGAACTCGGATTTGTATCTATCCGCAATGGCTTTGTATCTATCCGCAATGGCTTTGTACTTTTGAACGGCCTCGCAGAGAGCGATGTGCGTGTTCGCGGCGTTAACCAGATAATCCGCGTTCGCCTTGTCCCATACCTCGCCAACCTTGTAACCGTTATTGTCCAGTATTTCAATGGTGAGCGAGCGCGCCGAAAGATACAAGCTCCAAGGAGTTGGATTTATAGGCCTTGCGAATTCCCACGGTTTGGAGGTTTTATCAATATCGCTTGTCTGGAAGTCCATCGGTTATCCTCCACTCTTCCCGGTCCTTGTCCCATTCTACGGTCTTGCCGTCACATTTGTCCACGAAGCCGATTGCAAACCACCGTCCATCAGGCGCGTAGTCCATTAGGACGTACATGCTGTCTCCGCAAACAAACGATGTGGCATCCGGGTCTATGAAGTATTTGTGCCCTTCTGCCACACACACCACCTTCTCCTCAGGCATCCCGTCATGACAGGCAATATACGGACCCGCCGGGAATACGACCTTCAGGCAGTCTGCGACACCGTTGACGTCATGCCATTTCTGGTATTCCTTCTCCTCTTCGTCGTCCAATTCAATGAACGCCGGGTGGTATCTACGAAACTTCATTGCTTCTCCTTGCTGCGGTTATAGTCTGCAACCGCGTAAACCGCGGCACGCGCAGACGGCTTGTAGTCCGGGCACCACTTTGCGCGCAGACTGTAGTCCGGGTCGTTTCCGATATGACCCTTGTCACAGTACTTTGTGCTTACACCGTTCGTGCAGCATGTGGGGATGCCTCGCAATCGCGAACACGACCAGCAGTTTACCTTTATCACAGGGCACTCCACTGTGTCGTTCCATGTGGATGACACATACTTCACGAAGTCTTCCGCGAACTCAGCTGGTGTTCTTGTGGACGTTCTGGTACCGACCTGCCTGTCGCTAAGCACCTCACTGTACCATTCACCACACGCCTCGGCTATCACGCCTCTGAGCTGCTCCTCAGTGAACTGCATTTTCATGCTGCTGTCTCCACTCTTTTGAATCAACCGGAGGACCTCCGTACTTCTCACAGATGTCAGATACGTATGGGTTGAACTTCTTCCAGTTGTTCTTATGCCCCACCACCTGGTGGCAGGACCGGCACAGCACGATCAGATTTTTCGGGTCATTCTTTCTCTCCGGGCAGGCAAGCTGTGAAATAACGTGGTGCCTGTTTAGATTTACCTTCGAACCGCAAAACTTGCACTCGTGCATAGGCAGCTGCTTGTACTGCCACTCGGCCATGGCCACGCCCTCAGGCACGTATATATACGCGTCAGGCTTGCGCAGTCTGAAATACGACACCACTGCCATTACGATGGCTAACAGCAGAAGCGTAGCCAGGATTATCATACCCTCGCTCATGATGTTCTCCTTGAATGGCGGACCGGGCGGGGATCGAACCCGCAACCTTAGGATTAGGAATCCTACGCTCTGTCCTATTGAGCTACCGGTCCGAAATGGTGGGCCCTGCAGGACTCGAACCTGCAACCAAGGCATTATGAGTGCCACGCGCTAACCATTGCGCCAAGGGCCCTTGAATGGCCCCCTACCTACGCGCCTTGTCCGGTGGCGCGGTTTCGGGGGCCGGTGGGATATTCTCAGTTATTCAACGCTGAAGAGCGAGTTATATTCTAGTGGCTCTTCCGGCTCGGGCTCTTCAGGCTTGGACTCTTTTGGCTCTTCGCCGTCGCCGATCCACGATCCGTCCTTGTCATAGTTGGACTTGTACTTGTCCTCGTGTGGCAATCCGTACCCGTAGATGCGCATTCCGTCTCTCACGGTGGAGAGAAGGTCCTTGTTGTCGTAGAAGGCCCTGACGAACTCCTCCTCGGTCCTGAACTTGCTGTCGCTCAGCGGCTTGCAGGTTATACCTCCGGAATCTCTCCTTATAAGATCAGACCCCTTGAATATGCCAGCAGCCTCTCCGAACGGAGACACGCTCTTGTCCAGGAGGAACATCGCGTCGGTGTGGATCATGTCGAAGCCGTCGTGGTTGGTGAGGTAGAACACTACCTTCTTGCCCTCGCCGCCGGCTAGCTTGTTCTTGAACACCTTCAGCGTCATTTCCCTTCCAAGCTTGACCTTGGTCTTGTCGTCCTTCCAGTCCTTTATCGACATGTCAATAGCGATCGTGTCGAAGAACTTGATGGCGTCGCCGGCGACCGAGGTCTTTTCCGGAGGCAGGTACGCACCGCCGCCAGTCTGGATCTTTGTGGTCTCCTGGGACGTCAGGAACAACGTTAGCAAGTCTCGCTCGTACTTCTTGGCCTTCTCCCTGAACCACGCCTTTATCTGGCGCGGAAGCCACCCAGGCTGCTTGGCCTTGGACATGTCGGAGATGTCGTTCTTCGTGTCCTCGTCCTTGCCGAGGTTAGACAGGGAATCAATGCCTATCAGTATCGGTTTCGTGCGGTCCGGGTCCTCGGCGTCCTCGCGCCTGAACTTGGTGGCGGAGCGTCGTCCCAGATCGTTTATGGAACCGCCGTCGCCTCCTCGTATAAGGCACCGAAGCGTATCTATGAACTCCACGACCTTTTCGAACGAATTTGTGTCGTCCGGGATCACAAGGTTCTTTGGATTTATGCCGAACTCTGCTATGCGACCACTGCGCATTCCGGCGCCCTCCGTCTCCAGATGGGCGCAGTACGCTCCGCCATTTCGAATTGCGGATGCATACTCTAGCATGCACAGAGACGACTTGCCTGTGCCGGCCAGACCGCGGAGCTGGTTGATTGTGCCGGCCCTGAAGCCGGCGGCGCCAACCAGATACTCGTGGGCTATGGACGGAAGCCCGGTCTTCGGGTCAACAAAGGTGAGATACCTCCAGTCGCTGGAGTAGTCGTCACCAGTGAAGGCCTTTAGACCGGACATTTCCGCCATCCTTCCCATGAGCGCGGCTATAGACCCCTTCTCGGGGGTGTTAAGCTGCCTCTTGGCCATGGTTCACCTACTGTTCCTGAGACGCGTTGTACTGCGACACCCAGTCTTCCTGGTCGAATTCACCGGCTTCTCCGGGAACCTCGGGGATTTCCTCTGCCGGGGGCTTAGGAGCGGGCTGCTTCCTTGCAACACCGGCCGTCTTCGGCACGAACTTCGGAGTGGACGCCGTCGCGGCCTTGGGCTGGGACGCGGGCTTTGCCTGTGTCACTGGCTTTGCCTGTGTAGCTGCCGGTTTGAACCTAGGCGTTGACGCAGCGGCCGTCTGCGGCTTGAACTGACGCTGGGGCTGAGGCTGAGGCTGAGGCTGAGGCTCGGCAGCCGGCAGACGTGCCCCTTGAACCTGGTTGACGGCTCCAGGCGCGGACGGCATCTCAGGCACCATGTACGCGAAGTCAGGCACCGCGGCTCGGATCAGATCGTACTCGTGGATGCCGTCGTCATTGCGTCCGCTGAGGGCGGCGATGATCTGGTGCATCTGCTCCTCCGGCGTCGGGACGTTGACGTAGGTCTCCGGGTGCGCCAGGTCCTGGCGAAGCGCCATCATCTCGCCAGTCAGCCCGGCCTTCTCTATGCGCTGGCGTCCGGACACCGGGTCGGTCTCCATGGACAGCGCGATCTTGTAGACCTTCTTGCCGCCGTCGTCGGACGGTCCCTTGAAGTACTTGAAGAACGGCGCGTTGTTCGGGTCGGTGATATCACCATACAGGAAGATGTCGTCGCTCTCGGACCCGTCATCGGGCTTCTGCTTGACGGCGATTCCCTCGCGCCCTTCGCGTGTGCTGACAAGGTCCGCGATGGCCATGCTGCTCGTGAATACGACCAGCTTGACGCCTGGCTTGTCATCGTCCACGGTGAGTGCATTCATCACGTACTCAGGGCGGCAGTACGGGAGCTTGGCGATTCGTCGGTCCTTGGAGCCCCACTCTCCGATGTCATGGGCGATGTATCCCCAGTCCTTGTCGTTCCCGCGGATGAACGCATGGAGCTGCGTCAGTGGATCAACCTGCTGGACAGGAGTACCGTCGCTGTCGAACTCGATGATAGTGGTACGGGACAGGATTGGGTATGCTCCCTTCTGATACGAGCGCGATACGCGCAGCGCGAAAATCCAGTCGGAGACGACAGGCTTTCCACCTACCATAGTCACGGCTGGAACGTAAGAGCCCGCCTTGTCCTCGTCGCTGAGTTCTCCATCATGCTCCGGGAAGGCGGGCAGTATCCTAAACGTGATTGGCCGGCGTTCGTCGGCCTTGGGGAAGGAGTACTTTACTCCGTTCTTGAAGAGACGGTTCTGAGACACCTCGGAACCCTGGGCATTTCCAAAGTTGAATGCCATGTTGTACCTTTCTTTTAGTGGTTCGGGCCTTGGCCCATTGTCCTGCATACGCCTACAGCCACCCGGCCATCAGCGTGCGGGAAATATTATACCAGATTCGCCACGGCTTTCGCAATCAACTGGTCCACGTCATCCTTGGACTTGGACAGTTCTATCGCTACGAGGGATTCCTGGACAACGTTGCAAACCTTGTCTCGGTAGCTCTTTAGCTCGTTCTCTGCCTTGGTTACCGCATTCGAGTTCACACGCGTGTTTAGACGAAGGAGTTGTTCATCCTTGTAATACGGCACAACGATCGACCCATGTTCTTTGACGATCTTATGGATGAGCGCGTTTACAGCTTTGTACTCCTTGCTGTTGAAAATGACTTTCTCCAATTCGTTTTCGGAAAAGGCTGTTTCAAGCGCGTCCACCTTGGCTTTCTCAAGTTTGTCGATGGTCGGCTGCGCACCTTCACGGATCTTACGCTCCACGTACTCTTTAACTACCTTGTTCATGGTTTTACTCCTGTTGGTTGTTGGTTACTTCATCTTAACACCCCAGCGCTCGTACACGTCGATGTCGACGCCGAGCCTGAATGTCTTGTACGTGCCCGGGATTGGGATGTCTATCTCCGACATGGACTTCCTCAGAACGTCCTTGGCCTGCTCTATGCAGTTCCTTGGACATTCCACCATCAGCGCGTCATGGATCTGGTTCTGCAGCCGGAACGGGAAGTCAGCCTCCTGCTGGAACTTCTTCAGCCTTCCCATGGCTATCTGCACGGAGTCCGCGCAGCAGCTCTGGATGGGGAAGTTTCCGGCCTCCCTCTCCATTGACGCGTTCTTCTCACCAGGTCGCAGGTGGAAGTACCTACGCCGGCCCCACGGGTTCTCAACGTACCCCGGATTGTACACCATCTGCTGGTGGTCCACTAGCCACTTCCATGCCGTCGGATACGCCTTTGTCTTCCAGCCTTCCACAGACGCCGCCACGCCCGGTATTATCGAGTCAAGCGGGTCCTTTGTCCCTGTCTGGGCCTTGACCGCCAGGGCAATGGCCCTAGCGCCACGCCCATAGGCGATTCCGAAGTTCAGGCTCTTTGCTATGACACGTATGGAGCTTTTCATCTCAGACCTTGTCATGCGCTTGCCCTGCTTGTCCACATACGTCAGCGACTTCATGAAGTGCTGGTAATCGTCAGACTCCTCTCCCATCTCGGCGGCCAGCCGAACCAGGTCGTCCTCTACGACCTCCTTGCCGTTCTCGTCGAACATCAGGAGTCCAAATGAGTCAACCGCGGTCTTGTCATGCAGGTCCAGCCCGGGTGTGTTTAGCGCCCTGAGCATGTTCGGGTCCTGCGACAGGTTTCCGAGGATGTTCAGCTCGGCAGCGCAGAAGTCGGCCTCGATCTGTATCCAGTCATTGCGCGGCTTCACGATGGTGCGGATCATCGGTGGTTCATTACCCTCTCCGAATATCTTGGTCAAGTAAGACTCGGCGGCCTTCGGGAAGTTCTGGCTGTTTGGAGCCGACACTCTCATTCGGCCAGTCGTGGTTAACATGGAATACCTCGGGTGAAGGGCGCAGTCCGGCCACAGCAGGGCATACAGCCCAGCCGGCTTTCCATCCTTCTCCTTGGTGAGCCATGTCTTGCACACCTGGTCAACTCGACGGAAGTCCAACAGAGCGTCCACGAACGGGTGCTGGCCCTCCAGTATCTGCAGGGTGGTCTTATCAGTGGCCGCCGACACGTCCTCCTCGGAGTCCATTCCCATTTCGCCGGCAACCTCTCCCCAGTCGTCACCGTCAGTGGTCTTTACAGGCGTCAGCCCCAGCACATCGAACAGCATCTTGCGAAGATGCATGACAGACCTGGGATTGAAGTCCTCAAACCCAGCGGCTCTGGCCAGCTGCATGACTTTCGATAGAGTTTCAGACCTTGCGGCCTGGTATTTCTCCGTCAGCATGTCAAGCTGGGCCATGTCCACCGGCAGCCCGTTTATCTCAAGGTCGTATGTCACGCGCTGCGTGTCCAGAACTGTCTGCAGCAGGCTCGGATACTCATTGTTTACGCCTCGCTTTTTGAAGCACCCGCGTTCCCTGAGTATGTCGAACTGCTTGTCCAGTATGTACCACAGCACGTCCACATCTATGTAGCCGTACTGTAGTAGCTTGTTCCTTGGAACCCAGCCATAGCCAAGCGCCGACGTGTCAGACAGCTTCTCGTTCTGATGCCGTCTTACCCACACCTCCACATCCGTGGAGTACCTGCCGTAAGGCGTGTACTTCATGGACAGGGCCTCAAGTCCGAACGGCCCGTTCTGATCTATCAGGTGCTCGGCAAGCATGGTGTCCCACCTGACGTTACGCCGTATGTCGACACCGTAGCTGAGCAGCCACTCTCCGTCGGCGATGACGTTGTGTCCAACTATGCCAACCGACGGGTTTTCAAGCAATCGTTTCAGCTCCTGGTAGATCAGCTTCTCGTCAATCTCATCGAAGCATCGTTCACCGCCTTCCCTGGCGATTTCAACTGTGATGACCTTGCCCTTTTTGTATCCGATCTGGATGGTCCTGAAATACCTGTCCGGGTCCATCCAGTTCTTACCGTTCCACTCGCAGTCAAGTGTCACGGTCTTAACGCCCTCTCTAGACAGGAACCAGTCAACAAACGACGACAGACCCTGTATGGACGTTACCACGGCGTTGTCGCACTTCGGCGTCGGGTCAGGCACTTTCAGGAGCTTGTCTGTTATGCGTCTGATGTCGGCATCTAAGTACTCGTCCCACTTAGGTCCGTACAGCACCTGCTCCAGATTGAACGTGGCGAACACCTGGAACTGGCATCCAGGAATCGAGTCCGGGGTGAACCAGCATCCGTGAACATCGTCCCAGCGGTACGACGTTCCAACTACGGCCTTCAGTGGCTCTGCGCCGAAGCACACAACTAGACCCGGATTCACAGCGGCAAGCTCCTCCCGGAACATGCGCTTGCCCCAGTTTACCTCCGTAGCCGTGTACCGCTTGGGACAGTGATGCGTGGCGTACGTGAACCTCGCCGAGTTTATTGGGAACCCAGCGTCCCTCAGCCTCTTCATCAGGAACTGGGCCTGCTTGGACGTATACGGCTTTACAAGCCACAGTTCCTTTTGGTCAGGGACCTTGTCTACGAACAGTATGTCCGCCGGCACAGGTCCCATCCCGTTCAGGCACTTTCTGCCTTCCAGTTCAGTAGTCTGCCCGGAGAACCATCCGGGCCCTTCATTCGCATGAGTTGCCATAATGGCCTCCTTTCAATACAGATTATCTCCATCTCGGGAGCGTGCATACCGCCATAAGCAGGAACACTACTGACTCCAATCCTTTTTCATCAAGCGCCATAAGTATTGAACCCGTTATGAACGCCAGGCTGGGGATAGTGGCGACTAGAATCACAAGCCATGACGGGGTGTGGTTCATTTCCACAGTTCCTCAAGCTTCTTGTCCCTGGTCTCCTCCCACTCTTCGCGGAGCTCGTCAAGGTACTTGGTGACTTGTTCGTAGTCCGGATGGAAACTCGCTATCAGCTCGTCCTGCCTCTCCTCATAGTCGTTTACGAGGTCAAGCACGCGCTTTTTGTACCGTTCGGCCTTCTCGCACGAATCCTTCGGAACACCGGATTCACAATACTTGGCGATGTCACGGTCAAGTTGCGCCTTGAACTTGCCGAAGTTCATCGTGTGCTCCTTGTAGGTGGAGATGGCCTCCTGCCGGCCGAGAATCGTGCAGAACTCGGACAGCGAGTGGTTGCCTGTCACGCGCTCTTCAAGTAGTTCGGTCAGGTATCCCTCGCCTTCTGTAAGATCTTCTGAGCTGTTTTCCGTAACCAGCCACAGTAGCGCCACTACGGAACCCCACCCGAGCTCGTAGTCGTAGCTTTCTATGGTGCCGTCTCCAAGGTCCTGGAACAGCTGCTCGAGCTCCCAGTAGCTCTCGGCCGGCATGCTGCTGATGAACCCGTCACGCGTCTTCCAGTTATCCTCCATGTACTTGGACACCTTTTCCTTGTTCTCGGGCGCCATGATGATCTTGACCGCCTTCTCAAGGAAGTCGTCCGTTACCTCGATGTCGAGGTACAGCCTGTCGTCCGTGAAGTTGTATTCACGCGGAGACCAGAACTTCGTGGCTTTGATCGACAGAACCCCGTACTCTGACATGGGCTTCTCATCCTCGAAGATCCTGTTGGACTCCTCTACCAGCATCTCGCCGAACTTGGCATGGTCGTAGTCGTCGCAGACTATAGCGCCCTCATCTTCCTTGTAGTTGTAGATGTCGTTACCCCAGATCCGCTCGTACTCGAATGGACCCCAGTACGTGCCCACGTTGATGAGCGGCACGATATCTGTGCTTGTCTCGATTGTCATAGTCTAGTCCTCCTTCAGTTTGCTTATCAACCGGTACTCAACCCGTTGATCGCCTATTCGTACCGTTGCTGATGGCAAAGCGTCCGAATCACATGTCTTATCCCAGTATTCAAAGTGTATTGGTGCAGAACTCATTTTGACTCCAACCTTGTAGGTGGCTTCTCCAAGCATGAGCGACAATGCGTCGTTCCTGTCTGCCGACACCCATATTTCACTAGTTCCGCACCCGGTTTGGTATATTGAATACCCCCATACGCGCCTTCTGGCCCGATACATTCCGTACTCGAGCTCGTTGTGCAGCACGTCGTACAGGTGGTCCTTAACCCACCTTGCCAGTTTGTCTACCTCCTCCAGCCAGTCCTCATGCAGTTCATCGTGCTCCTCATCAGTGAGCTTCACCCACTCCGCATCGAACTCTGATGCCACGCGCACAAGTTGATGCACCACTTCAGGCGTGGACATGTCCATGGCCGCCTGGTCGTTGCATATGTTCGGGAGCGACAGCATCATCTGCCCGAACGTCTCAACCTCCCTGTAGCTGAAGTCATTTCTCTGCGATACAGACTTGTTGTCTTTGTCTTCCATTTCAACCCTCCAAGTAGTTGTATTTTGTTGCCCCAGATTCCGTCAGAAGGAACCTGGGAATCAGACCATCCCACGGAATGTTGGCGCCGCGGAATACCTCCTTGCCTGCCTCAAGGTCGTACCGGATGAAGTACCAGCCCTCATTGCCGTAGAACGACCAGTACTCCATGAAATGGTCGTTCACCTCGTACTCGTACACTCCGATGGACTCGGCGTACCTGAGAGCCAGATTCTCCCATTTCTTAGCCTCTTCAAAAGCTTCTTCAGTCCTGGTCATCCAAGCCTCCGGAGAAAACGTTCTCGAACATTGTGTTCTCAAGCGCCTGTCTCACTTCTGGCGAGTCGATCACGTAGAACGACCTTTCCCCAATTGAGAACTCCGCGTACTTTTTACGGTACTCGGCATTGGTTATTACGTAGTCGACCTTTGACAACGGTATGTGCACCATGTTTTCAGGAAGCGGGTCGTCATTGATTATGATGCCCGTCACCACGATCCGTTCCGTGATCTGCGGAACCGACAGGACGACTTCGCCCTGTGTGTACTGCCACATTGAGTCTGTCATCATTTGTATGTCCACCCCTTCTTTGAAACAAGCCATTGTTCACGTGGCTTTATCGACCTGAGGAACTCCATCGGGTAGTCGAGCTCCTCGATGCATCCCGACGGACCGACTACGGCCACGTACCCGCTCCACTGCCGGCTGTACGCCGTCTTAATCAGGTAGTCTGGACTGAGAAGTTCGTATTTCGCGAAGTTCTCCAGGCATGCGCCTCCCAGCACGGCCTGCAGTTCGCGCATGTACGTCTCGTACGGTTTCCTGAACCACTCCTTATGGGCCTTGGCCGACGGAAAGCTTATCTTGAAGAAGTCGCCCTCGTCGGAAAACTTAAGAGCTGGGTTGGCCCTGAGCCACCCGTACCCGGCGTCGAACTCGTCTACCGATTCCACCGAGTCTACGAAGTCGACGCCCTCGGCCGTCTTGTCAAGGTAGTCGTACAGGGTGTCGGAGTCGACGAGGTTGGCAAGGTCTATCTTGTCCTCGTCGTTCTTCGCGTACTTCCTGTACTCTGTCAGACCAGTCGCAACATACACCATCTTGCGTCCCATGTCAACCTCCTACCACTTGATTTTCATGACTGCGCAGTCATCCGTGCGCGGTCCGTTGCCGGTGACCCAGTCCACTTTGAATCCATCGCCCACCAGCCGCTTGGCCAGAGCGTTCTGCTGCTCGTAGCCGTATTCGATGGGAAGCAGGCACGAATGTTTGCCGACCTGCGCAGCGGAGCGTATCTCGCGGCAGGCCTGCCCGTACAGCTCCCTGTCCACCCGTGGCGCGCATGACTCCGTGATCTTGCGGGCCTGCTCGGCCGTCACGCCCGTTTCCCCTCTTGTTTTATTGTCCATGTCGTCATTCCCCCCATGAAATGATCATCACGGCCGAGTCATCGGTTCTTGGTCCGCCGGATGTATCCCAGTCGATTTTATACCCTTCTCCTTTTAGCCGTGTTGCGAGTGCGTCTTGCGCCCTTATGTCGCCGTCAACGTTGAACTTTACCTGGGTTCTGGCATGGGCGACTGCGTTTCCGATTGCGCCAAATGCGCATGAGTGGAGAATATCGTCAAAGTATGGCTCAACCGCCTTTGCGGCGGCCATTGCTCTAAGCGCATGCATTTTAAGTCCTCCTTAAAACGGATTCGTCCGTGAATACCGCGACAGGTCAACACCTTCTGCGGCTGCGGAGAGGACGATCTGCCTCCGCACTTCAGATTCTGGCGCCTCGCCGGCGTCCTTGTATCCGGTCAGCTTGACCGACACGCACCGCGTACCGGAGGATGCACCACCGAACGGTCCTGATCCCTCGACACGCCTTCTCAGTACATACTGGTCCTCTTCTGCGTCAGGGTCCAGCAGCAGCACTATTAGCGGCCACCTGTCCCTAAGTATCTGTACCTGGGTGTCCGTGAGGCTCTTTCCAAACGCGGCTACCGCGCAACGTCCAACACGCATGGCGTCGAACGCCCCTTCCGTGACCACGACGAAACCGCACTTTGAGGCCTGGTCGAAGTTGAAGAAGTGCTCGCCCTTGCGAAAGCCAGGCGATGTGAAGTACTTGGGCGGCTTTTTAAACTTGCCGTCCTCGAACTTCCACCCGTATGCGGACTCCTCGCCCTCACGTACCTTGTCAGGGTCGTAGAGCAGCCTGGCCTGCCACGCTATGTCCTTTCCGTTTTCACGTACAGGTATCACTATGGTCCCGGAAGTGTTGAACACACCTCCGCCATATTCACGGCCGCGTGAGCAGTAGCACAACCCAAACACCTTTGACAGGTATCCTGGGTCGAACTTCCTGCGTTTCACGTACAGCGTGGCCTCGTGGTCTTCTGGGAGTTCGTCCAGCGGTATCAGGTCTCCTGGGGCCATGTACCCCAGCGCCTTCGGCCTCGGCCTTTTCTCCGGTTTGTCCACCACCACGCGGTAGCCAAGAAGCTTTCCGACCATTCCGGTCTCATGGCAGTGCCAGCACTGATAGCATCCCTTGGAGACGTTGACCGAAAGCTTGTGGCGGTCGCAGAACGGGCAGTCGATTATGAGTTCCGTTCCGTTCCCGCCACTCGCCACCGTGACATCCCCGAACTTGGCCGCAAGGGCCTTGCGGAGCTGTCTCTCGGTCATTGCACCACCTTCGCCTCCTTGGGACGCATCACGGAGAAGAACTTCTCGTAGTCCCCGGATTTGGCCAGCTTTTCAACCACCTGCGCGTAAGGCTCCGCGGTCCACAGCCTGAGGCTGCGGTTCTGGAACACCGTGCAAAACGACCCCGTCTCACCGGCGTTTCTCAGCTTGACGAAGTCCACGTTCATCTGGCGCTCCTTGTCGGCATGGTTTGACACCGTGTCGTCCTCTGACTCCTCGGTAGTGGGCGCGTCGTTGCCCTGGTCGCCGACCGGTACGAATCCCAGCACGGCGTCGCAGTGGTTGACGATCGCGATTGAATCGGCTATGTCGTCCTTCCGGATATGCTCCTTGCGGTTGGCCGCACGGGTCACCTGCTGCGCAGTCCATATCACGCAATGGTGTTTCATGGCCAGCCTCTTCAGGCTTTGCATGATTGCGCCATACTTCGTGTTGGTGTTGTCGTTCTTGGTCGACAGCTTTCCCGGGTCAATCTGGCGTATGTAGTCCACCAGTACGAACGGTGCCTGTTCCGGACCTATGCCCTGTTTCTCCAGCGACTCCCTCCAGTCCGTTATCTCCCTGTCCAGGTCCTCGCACGTCGGCGTCTTGTCCACGTACTCGGAGTTGATAGTCACATAGTCGATGTTCGGGAACGAGTCGGACAGCATCCAGTCGTATCTCGCCAGATCAGACTTTGGCCATTCCTCCTCTGGTGTTCCCATTAGCGACATCGGGAAGTTGCCCATCATCGCGTGGAGACGGCGGAGTATGACCTCCTCCGACAGCTCGAGCGTCAGGAACAGGCTCCTTTGCCCTCGAAGCGCCGAGTTTGCCGCTATGTTCACGAGGATGTTGGACTTGCCAACGCCTGATCCGGCTAATACACATCCGATTTCACCGAGTTCAAGCCCGCGGTTCATGCGAATGTCTATCGGCCAGATTCCGGTTCCGAACTTCGGAGGTAGCATCTGCCGTTTCATGACTACCCTCTTCCTGGCGGAAGTGGCCTTGCCCTTCTTCCCGCCGCCGGTTATCTGGTCGACCTCGGCCTTTATCTGGGCCGCCGCCTCCAGCTGCTCGGTGGCGTTCATGTCCTGACCAGGCATGGCGCTAAGACGGACTGTGGACAGATACTCCCTAAGCCTGTCGCGGAAATAGGCCGTGTCACGGTTGTCAGGTTCCTTCAGGGCCTTGAAGACACTTCCTATCCCAGCGGCCACGGCGCTTACCAAGGTGGCCGGAACGGACGTGGTTATTGACTCCTGCCCGTCCGGACCGATACCACGCATGGAGTTCTTCATCTCCTCGGGGAACACCCGTGAAGTGGGAAGCCTCCCATACTGGCGCCAGTGTGCGCGCAGTGTCTCGAACAACAACCTCACGGTAGCCGACGGGAAGTCGGACAAACGGAGCTTGTTCACATTCTGCTCAAAGAACTCCGGGTCCGCCGCGAGGGCGCACAGTAGTCTTGTCTGCATTTCATTGTCACAGACCATTTTCGCCCTCCTTTCCGTAGAACCACAGCATCTTCTTGATGCGCTCCCATTTGTCAGGGAACAGCTTCTTTACCAGCTCAACCCTTGACTGAGCGGCGTCGAACTCGGCCTTTGCTGCGTCGCCCCACAGGTCGATTATCTCGATGTCCGGCCTTTCAGGGTACACCACCCTGAACCACGCCGGCAACCCTGTAGACGGCGACAGCAGAATGGGTTTCTCGTCTATCCCGTCCAGCTCCTGCTGTATGACGAGCTCCACGCATCGCCGGTACTCGGCTTCGGCGTTGCATTCCGTCTTGGCGGATTTCTTGGCGGTGTACCAGACCACGTTTGGATGCGACACGATGTCATGCGCCAGCACAACCCTTGAATGGGGTCTGCCAAGAACAGACCGCACGTAGTCCACGACGTCCCAGCCCCTGGCTATGCAAAGCACGGCCAGTTGCACGAACTCGTCCCATCCAGACGTAGGGTCCGACCTGTCAGGACGCGGAAGGCGATACCTTCGCGCCGCCTCGTCCCAGTATGCGTCTTCCGCCTGCAGGGCCGCCGACTCTACAGCTGAATCCCCTGGTGGCGACTCCGCTGGTAGGTTGGAGTCTTCATTATCTCGTCCCGTTCCACGAACGGTATGTCTGTCAAACTGCTGCATGACACCTGCGTAAACCCCAGGTCATTATATGCCTTCCTGCGAGCGAAGTCGCACGACAGGAGAGGACCAGGCTTCCCCGAGAAAGTCACCGGATCCTCTCTGTCCCATTTGTGAACGAAGTCTATGATGTATGCCTGGTCCTTGCCATCCGTCTTTCTCGACGCACGTCCTGGGACCTGCTTGGCGACGATCTCGGATCCCCCGCCGCCTGCATTGATCACAACCGACAGTCCCGGAAAGTCAACCCCCTGCTTCCAGCAATGAGTGGAGATTATTGAGGTGATGTTCCCGTTCCTGAAATCGTCGTATATTTGCTTCCTCTCTTTGGGCTTTATAGCCGGCACGGAGGGGAACGACCGGAGCTTGTCCGGGTTGGTCTCGGCATGGACCACGCCTATCCTGTCGGAGCAGAACTTCTTGATGTAGTGCATCTGCTCTATGAACTGCAGCATGCACAGCGTCTGCAATGACGGCGGGATGCAGTTCATGATGTCGGCCACCATTCGCGTGAAGTCCTCGTTTACGAGGCTACCGTGCCTGATCTTGGCCTCGCGCTTCTTGAACTTGCCGTACATCTCAAGCCCGCATGTAGGGGGTGGAGCGTCGAGCCATAGCACCGTTATCGGCACCAAGGCCCCGGTATCCACCCCGTCCTGATAGGTGAACTCGGCCACTATAGGCCCGTACAGACCCTCTGCCACGATGTCGGCGCCGTCGAACCTTCCCGTAGGCGTTGCCGACACCCCCCATCGCCTGGCCTTTGTGAAGGCCGATATCTTCTCAGCCCTGCCTGACGACGCCGAGGCATGCATCTCATCGACGATTAGAATCCCAACCTGATCCGGGTCTATATGCTCCAGGGAGTCGATGGTGCAGCACACCACGTCGTCGGACGGAATGTTACCGGACCCGGACATTATGAGGCCGATCTCCCTGTCGGGAAGCCAGCGCTGGAACTCCTCCCAGTTCTTGCGGTTGATGTCCCTGTCGGGACACGCGAACACGCAGGTAGGAGTGCCTCTAGCCCTCAGCTCATCCTTGTCGAATGCCCTGATTATGGCCGCGGCGCAGCATGTCTTTCCCATTCCGGTAGAGCCCCGTAGAATCCCTCCTCCGGACTTTACCATCTTTCCCACTAAAGGTACTTGATACGGTCTTAGGCCATTGAAAGCCTTTTTGTAGTCCGGGGCCGGGAACGGGGTTCGCGCATCCTTGAACACGTATTTGCGCCCGGACTTCCTGAAGAAGTCCAGGACCTTGTGCGCGAACCCGGGCATCGTGACGATATAGTTCTCGTCGTTTGAACCCTCCGTGAACAGCTCCTCGAAGTGCTTTGTAACCTTCCGCTCGTAGCCGACCAGTTCGACCTCCTTGCGGAAATAGCGCAACTTGTTCTTGAGGCGCTGGCATTCGCCTACCACCTCCATGAACCCGTCGCGCAGAATCACCTCCACCGCGTTGGGGTTGTTTTTCATTTTGTCTCTCCTAAGCCCGTATATGATACCACAAACCGGGCGCCGGCGTTACTTGTTCCAGGCGTCCATCGTGCGTATCATGTCGATTGAGCCGTCAAGGTGGCGCTCCACGCTCGGATGCGGTATCCCTATTAGAAGCCTGCGCTTGAACGATGCGGCAGTCGCCCGCTTCATCACCTCGTCGTACTTCGGCGGGACCTCGTCGCCAGTCCTGTGCATCGCGGCCTTGAGCTCCGCGTAGGTGAAGCCGAGGTTGTCCTCGTCTGTCTTCCCGGACATTCCGTCGGACGGCGGTTTTGACAGTACCTCCTCCGGCAGGTCGCCCAGCGCACGCCCCACCTCCACGACCTCGTCGGCGTACATGCGGGCCAACGGATTGTAGTCGCAGGCCGAGTCGCCCCACAGCGTGGTGTAGCCGGCGATGGCCTCGGAGAAGTTTCCGGTGCCGATGACGCGGCCGTTGATTCTGGCGGCGATCGAGTACAGCGCGCACATGCGGAGTCTGGCCGGCAGGTTCGTCGTGACTCTCGTGTCGCATTCGAACTTGTCTGGGTTCCACCACTTCTCCCTGTCTCTGATGTCGACGTCAGAGACGTTCAGCGCGGCGAGCATCGCTACGTATGGGCCGTCAATCTTGCACACGCCCCATTTGATGTCCAGGAACCTGCAGACCTTTTCTGAATCCTCGATGTCGGCCTGCTCGCCGTTCGGCATCAGCACTCCGTACACGTTCTCCTTGCCGATCGCCTCGCAGGCTATGGCCGCCGCCACTGCTGAATCCTTGCCTCCGGAGATGCCGATGACAGCCTTGTAATCCTTCTTGTTCTTGTACCCGGCTTCCTTTTCAAACCACTTATACATTCTGTTGGCCAGATACATGGCCAGTTCCTTGTAGTCGGTGTTCATAGTTGTCCTCCTGAAAATGGTTGTGCGGGTCGCTCCCCGCATGTACGGCGCCATCTCACTGGCCGGCATTCCCCGAGACGGTGGCAGAGGGGTAACACGAAACCACTTATTGTTGGTTCTAGTTTTCCCGGAAAACCGGGCAGACTTCGGCACAGCCCTCTGGCTTGTCGTTCGTGAGCATGATCGCGTCGAACGCCCATGCCCCGATCCATTCGCCGGAAACGCCGTCCGCAGGATGGTAGTCCCCGCCACCGCGTCCGTTCCCGATGCACGTAAGCACGGGAATGGGGTGTATGGTCCGGCCGTTCTCATCCATGCTTGACTCCTTGTATTTGGCCAGGTCTACGTACAGCTTCTTGGTGACGTTGACCAGATACTTGACCCGGTCGAGCGTGAAGTCGGTCGAGCTGATGCCGACTGCGGGGTCCTGGTCCTCGCTGCCCCACACCTCCCAGTATTCAAACCCGAGCGCCTTGCACTCGTCTTCCTCCGCGTAATCCCCGACCCAGGCGATCCTCCTTGGGTTGTCGACCAGCGTTTCCGAAAGAGCACGGCAGAAACTGTTGTTCCACCACGAGTGCTCCATGAGCTTGGCCATAGTGTAGTTCCCGTCCACGCTCCGGTCATAGGCCGTGCGTTTTCCGTCCTTGTCTTCCGCAAGGACCTTGTAGTATTGTCCCATGTTTTTCTCCTTTCCCCGTATGGCCGGTAGGACAGCCTGTTGTTACTTGGCGTCCCGCATCGGGTCGTGCTCCAGCACGTGATGCGGGATCGGCGAATACAGACCCTACCTCCCGATCGAGATGGTCTGGTCGAACGCCGTAGATAGCGACGACTCGTGAGTTGACACAAGGCACTGGACGCCCATGTTTGCGGCGAGATCACGTATCTTTCCGAGAAGGTCCGCGAACCTGGAGATCGTCTCGTCGTCAAGATACGCAGTCGGTTCGTCTAGGCTGAGCAGCCCAAGCTTGCCAGCGAACATCATGTATACCGCGAACCTGAACGCTACCGCAAGCGCGATCTTCTGGCCTCCTGAGAGCATGGTTGCCTCAGGCGGGGGTTCGGAGGTTACACGACCGTCGGTGAAGACGCACCGGAACCCCATCCCCTCCTCCATTGGCGTCACCACGAACGGAGAACCGAACTGGTTCAGGAACTTGTTGGTTTCATCCACCAGCATACCCATTACAGCCTGTGACATCACCCTCGGCCCGTTCTTGTAGCTGAACCAGTCCTTGACGTCACGGATAACTTGGATCTTCTTTGTCTTGACCTGGTTCTCGGCGTTCAGGCGCTCCAGCTCGGCAAGCCCGTTCTCGGCGTCGGTGATGAATTTCCTCAGCTGGGAGATGCCACCATCGAGCTCGGCCTTCTGGGCCTTAAGCTGTGACAGGGCGCCCAGACTTGCAAACAAGGTCTCGCGCTGGCCTCGGATGGCCTGCAGGGCCGTTCCCAGTTCGTCCACCGTGTGGTTTCCAGGAATCTTGGCCATGGCCTTGTCCATCTCCTCCTTGGCTCGGTCAACCGCTATCTTCGCGGCCGCCAGCCTGGTGTTTGCGGCGCGGATGCGCTCGTTTCCAGTTGCGGCTTTAGCACGCTCTTCTCGAAGTTCCCGTTCCTTGCTGGCCATGACTTCCCGGTCTTGATACCCCTCGTTTGGTCCAAGCCCGTCGACATATTCCTCAAGACGCCTTACCTCGTCCTCCCTACGGCCTTTTTCAAGCAGGAGCGCCGGGGCGTAGCCGTGGTCTTTCACCACTGACGCCAGGTCTGATTCGGTTTGCTTTACCTTGTCAAGCTCGGATTGAATCTCCGCCTTGATATTGTGATCCGTTGTAGATCCGCACAGCGGGCACACGTTGCCGTCAGGCGCGTCCGCCAGTAGCTTTTCCAGCTGGGCCTTTCGACCACGGGTTTCCGCAAGGTCGGACTTGGCCGAGTTCACCATGTCGGCGACTTCCCCGATGTTGCTAGGGATTTGTCCCAGCGAGGATTTTGCGGATTCAAGACGGGATACGGCGTCAGAACGCTGTTTGTTCCGTTCGATAACCGCATCGTTTTTAACGATTGCGTCCTTGACGGCGTCTATCTGGTCGTCGAACCATTGAAGATCCGTCTCGGCCATGTTGACTCCATTTTGGGACAGCATGGTCTGGGCAAGCCCTTCTACGGCCGCGTCATGCGCCTCGTGCTTCGATATGGCGCTCTCGATGAGCGAGATGCGGGAATCCAGCGTGGACATCTTCGACATGATGGAAGACTCGTCGCCGGCCTTGGCCATTGTGTCATCCATCTCACGCGACCGGTTCTCAAGTTCCTTGAGCGACGCCTTCTGGGACTCGATGGTGTCCTTCTGGCGCTCGATCTCGTCGTTGAGGTTCTTCGGCTCCGCAAGCGCGGCCAGGAAGTCCGTCAGGAACTTCTGGTGCTTGGCCGCGTCGCCAAGCCCTACCAGCTTCTGGAAGGCCAGCTCGCGCTCACGCGGGTCGTCGAACAGGACAGACTCAACCTCGGTCTGCCGGACGAACACGGACTGTCTTAGTACGTCCTTGTCTATTCCCATCAGCTCCAGATGCTCTTGAACCTTCTTCGTACCGGTGAACTTCTCCCCGTCGACGGTCAGAGTGACGGCCGGCTTCTCGATTCGGCGCTGGATCCTGCATTCCACGCCGTTGTGCTCGAATGACAAGTCGACGTACCCGCCTTCATTGGACTTGGCTGCCTCCCAGTTCAGAAGGTCTTCCTTGTTGAACCCCGGCTGCTCTCCGGTGAGCGCGAACTGAATGGCTCCAAGGAAGTTAGACTTGCCGGACCCATTACGGCCTATGACCGCGATCATGTGTCCGGTGAAGTCAATGTCCAGTTCACGATGCTGCCTGTAGTTGCGCAGGCTAATGCTTCTTAGAATCATTGTTGTCCTCCTTGGACTCAATCCACGGCGTCACCTCGCGCCATACTATGACGCGCCTAGTCGTGTTTGGCCTGTCGTAGGCCCTGTCCGCAGCTTCCAGATCGGCCAGGTATTCCTCGGCCTTCTTCCTGGTTTTGCACACGTTGTTGTCCAGGACTGTCCGTCCTGACTTTACTGCATACTGCCTCATAACTTCTTCTCCTTCTTGGCTTTTCTCCATGGCGTCACTTCTCGTTCAACCACGGTATACGTGCATTTTGGAAGCTTTGGAAGCTTTAACATGTTGAATTCCGTACGAAATAACTCGGATTGTCTACGCATTTCGTCCGCTGCGGCCTGGGCCTCTTCGTAGGTGTCGAAACGACATTTTTCACCGACGTACCCGCCATCCCATATGCTTCCGCCTATCTTGATGGCATACTCCGTCATAGGTCGCCAGGGTCTCCAGCGTCATCCTCCAATACCAGGAGTGAGTTCACAAGCCAGCCATACTCGTCTGACAATGCGTCTGCGATAAGCGACGATTCTTCGAAGTTTTCCACGGCGTCGTTCCAGTCATCGTCATCGACTTCAACCTCTACAATCGCATCGTATGCCGGCAGACCAAGGGCCTTGGCGGTGTATGGCAACCCGTTCTTGTCAACGGTGCTGCCGAAGTTATCGAACAGGTCCTCGTCAGAGATGTCCCAGTCTATATGAGTGCACCTAACCTTCATTTCGGTCTCCTTCAATTCTCAGGCCAAATGACCTCGTATTCATCCTCCCAGTCGTATGGCCTGATACCTACTCCAAGAAAACGTCCACCCTCAGGTTTGTACCGTATGACATTCAGGTCCTCCACGGTATCGGTGTTATCCCATCTCTGGAACTCGTCGTTCCAGGTGCACACGTTGGCGTCTAGAAGCCATGGGCAATCTCTGACCATGGCGTCAAGCCGTTCTTTCATCTCGCGTACAGTCATGCCAGTTCCCTTTCCTCAGGGGACGGATGGTTGGTGCAGTAATCGATCTTTCTCGTAGCGCACCGCTTGCACAGCCCCATGCCGCCCCAGTGGAGCATCCACTCCCATACTCTCGGTCTGATATACCAGTCGAGATTCAGTTTTGGAAGTATGCTCTCGCACCACCCAGAGAATGACTTTATCTTTTTCGGACTGTTTCCGTTGAAGACGATCTCCTCCTTGCCGCAATCCTCGCAGAACCATGTCCAGCTGCCGTTGCCGTTGTTCCTGTAGTCCATTTACATGCCCCCGGTTCGTTTCAGGAAGTTCTTCTGGACTGTCTCCAGGGACGCCATCCACGACTGGTTCATGGCGTCGCCGCCGGACTGCACGCCGATGGCGAAGGCCTTCTTGGCCAGCTCCATCGAGATGTGCATTATCGTGTTTACCGACTTTCCGATGGCCTCCTCGTCCATCCCGGCCAGGACAAGGCCGGTGATGGAGTCCTTCATCTCGACCATTGCGTCCTTTATGACGCCCAACAGCTTGTCCAGAGCCGTGTCGTCGAGTGCCTTGTCTGTCAGTTTGCTGGTCTCTTTTGAGACGTCACTTGCCGCTGTCTCCATCTCCGTCTTCTTTTCGTCCGTCATGTCTCTTCCTCCAGAGTTCATACAGTTTGACCGGCCAGCAGAACAGCCATTCCACCGGGTACAGGTCCTTGCTGTCCGGTAGCTTCTGCCACCATTGCGATTTCTCAAGTTCCTCGAAGACCGTAATGATGACAAATATCGGAAACGCCAGCACCACCAGCGGCCAGAGCAGGAACGTCATCCACAGGCCTTCGAGATCGCAATCCATCAGATGGTCATGCCAGCTACCCAGCTTGCACCAGCATCCGAATGCCGTGGCCACCGCCAGGCCTATGCCGAGGTACCCGAGCACCCATTTTACAGCTTCCATGTCATTCCTTCGCCTTTCCGGAGCCCTCGTTATTGCGCTCCATCTCCTTCTGGAACTTGATGACGCCCATGATCTCCCCGTTGATGTACTTTGAGATGCGCTGGCAGGCCTTCCAAGTGGGTACAGGGCCGTTCTGGTCGCAGATCTCGCCGTCGACCACGTAGCAGTCGTCATACTCTCCGCCCCACGGGTAGTCAAAGTCTACATCCAAGTCGGTTTGCATGTGATAGTAACCGGCGGTCTGGACACCGATTTTCCAGCACACGCGCCATACCGGCTTGTGCTCGAATCTTCCGTCAAGCGCCGGCTGCGCATCATCGCATTCGCGCCAGCCAATGGCCACGAAGACGTCCATGAGGCTGGTCGCGCCAACCTGGTAGTGGACGCACCCCTCCTGTGTGTCGATGAGCCATTTGACGGCGTCACGCACCTTTCGTGCGTTCATTCTCTCGTATCTTTGTCTGTGCCTCACAGTTCATTCTCCTTGTTCAGCCCAGCCATTCAGGCCGGCATTTCTCAGGTGTGGCGTCAAGCGCCTTCAGACGTCTGATCGCCTCCCTTACGGCCAGGTACCCGGTTTCCCTGTCAGTCAGTGGCATTGGGCAGCCTGCTTCAGAATCGGCGTAGATGTTTGCAATTATCTTCACAAGTTCGTCCAACGACATGCCTGCGAACACACCGTCCGCCGTGCACATGGTCTCCCTTTTAACTGGTCTTAATATGCGCAGCGTTTTCTGAGGTTCGTCATCCCTGCAGGCAGCCTCTGGAAAGCGTGGCGGCATGTCATATCCGAACCTGTCTTTTCCTGAAATTAGGTTTCTGAGCTCTGACATGATTGTGGGCATGTCGAAACGTTTTTTCAGGAATATGTCGTCATGCGGGTGTACGCGAATCCACGCTTCCAGGTCTCCCATAGACTTCTCAGTCCAGTTCACGAACACCAGAGAGTACGTATAGCACTCCGACCCAGGCTCAACCACGTTGAGTTTGACGCGAGCCCCGGACAGCCGCGCAACTTCCCGCAGTATGTTGACGAACCTGTAGAAATCTGACAAGTTCCCGATGGACATGTGTTCCATCCATCCAGGGTCGTACTCGAATACAGTTGCGTTCCTTATCATGGCTCCTCCATGCCTTTCCTCTTGAGTTCATCTTCCAACTTCGCGCTTGGATAGCCGGGTGTGGCGTCGAACGGCACGTCCGTCCACGGATTCGCCCACTCGGGCAGCGGAAGCGGCATCCAGGCCTTGACGACGCCGTGGTTAATGCAACCTTCGGGTCCCTCAATGCTCCAGCACTTGTTTCCGTTCTTGGACACCGCGAACTTGGCGAATACGAGGCCATCGCACTTCTCGCGGTTTGTGAAGGCGTTGGCACGCCAGTAGTCCGGGGAATACGTCAGGTACCACCCCGTGGAGGACGGAAGCCCGTCCTCCACCTTGGTCCACTTGAGCTCCATCAGAACTCCTCCTTGCCAACGACCTCCGCGGTCCAGTCCTGGACGGCGCACGGAAGCCCGAAGGCCGGCCACGAGTCGAACTCGTTCTCGGTGCCGTCGACTGGGCCGAGCAGGCGGTAACCCTCCTTGCGCAGCCCCTCGACCCAGTCGTCGACCATCTTCTTCTCCTTGTCGGAGAGCCCCTCGGACTCTCCGTACTCAAGGTAGTAGGCCGCCCATTGCGGGACGCGCTCAATGGTCGTGGTCTTGATTCCCTGGTTTCGTTTCTTCTTTCCCGGCATTGTCTATCTCCCTCTTGAAAGTCGGGAACCTCCGCCGCTGCCTCTGCTGCAGCGGTGGCGGCTCCGGTTTGTTCTCGGTCGTGTCCTGACCCGAGCAGAGCATCCGGGCCACCTGGTCGGCAGTCTCGGCCACGTCGCACCCGAGGTCGTCGCCGACAAGCCCCACCACCGTCCCGCGGGAGGTGGGTGACTTGCTGACGAACGTCACGTAGTCAGGGTTGACGTACACAGGGCTGCCTTTCTCGTCATGCAGCTTCAGCAGCGGCATCAGGCTACCTCCAGCTCAAGGCCGTACTTGGAAATCAGCAAGTTCACGACCGACAGCGGAAGGTCGTACACAGACAACTGCCGGAGGCCGGTTGGAACAGTGATGTCATCCGCGATCTTGCGCAGTTCGTGCGTCAGGTCGAACCTGGAGTCGGTGACGGCCGCCAGGAGGTCGTGGATATAGTCCACGGCCTTGGACATGGCGGTCCTGCACAGTATTCCGCCTGTGTCGTCCTCGAACTCGGCTAGCGTGCGCGTTCCGGGCTCATACGGTTCCGAGTCCTCGTAGCAGGTCAGCCTGTACTTGGTGACCTTCACATTCTCCTTCTCGTTCGACTCCTTGGTCTCCTTGTCCGCCTTATCGGCGGCAAGTTCCCTCATGTCTCCATCGAGGTCATCGTGTTCGTCCCCGATTTCAAGCAGCACGCAGTCACCAAACCGCCTGGGCCTGGCGTGAAGCACCTCCCGCTCGACGCCATCGGTTTTTCCGTTATACGCCCTGACATCTGTGTCATCGGTTATGCCGCCAGGTTTGTCGGAGCATATTCTAGCAAATTCTGCCATGAGTTCGTGCAGCTTCATGCTAGTCCTCCTTTGCCGCCTGCTTGAGCAGGTAGCGGTTGCTGACCGCCTTGAACGTGCGGTAGGGTTCGTCCGTGGTCTTGAACACCAGCCCTTCGCGCTCGTTGCCGCGGTCGGTCTTGCCCTCGGCGAACAGCAGTAGCTCGTCGACGTTCCTGAACTTCTGGAAGACCGGCATCGACTCGGCGACGATGGTGACGTATTTCAGCCCAAGGTCGTCGCAGACCTTTTTCGCGATGCCAGGAAGAAGGTACCTCTGGTTGGTGATGTCATAGATCTTGAACACCCGCCACTCATGCTCGGTGAGCATGTCGCGGTTGCTCTGGATGCCCGGGCCGATGAGCTCGCCCTGCACGGCCAGCTCAACCCCGTGGTCCTCCCAGTACTTGCGGAGCTTGTTCTCCACGTCGTACTTGAAGGCCATCTGCCATGGCAGCGGCTTGGTTCCGTCCGCCTTCTCCGGCTTCAGGTTGAGGTTGCGCGAGCAGACCTTGAACGGCGCCTCCGGATCTTCGTTCGGCGCGTACAGCATCGTGACGCTGCTACCGTCGGCCTTAACCGTGACTTCGAACGTGCGGTTCTTCATCGTGGTGAAGTATTCGACCAGATTTTGGATTCGCTCCTCGTCGGTCTTGGGGACGTACGACGGGAACGAACCGGCGGATTCTGCCGATATCGGATTGCCCATCGCCGGGACCAGCGCGGCCTTCACCTCGTCGAAGTGCTCTACCTTCAGGGTTTCCGTGAGGTCAGCGTCGAAGACGCATCTGAACCCGCGCTCGTCGTAGCATTCCGGAAACAGCTCTTTGGTGGCCGGCATCAGGAGCCCCTGGGAGATTACGCCCCGGAGCTTGATGGTCTTGATGCGGAGACCCTGCTTCAGGACTTCTCCGCCCTTGGTGCAGAACTTCCGCATGCAGCGCTCGCGAAGGAATGCGTAGCGCTCCTCGTCCGGAAGGTACGAGTCGATCTCGAAGTAGACCGCTTTTTCACCAGGCCGGAAGTCGTTTCGTCCCACGACGACCTTCCAGCCCTTGCCATGCATGGTAGCCACGGAGAGCCGCTCCGTCTCGGGAATCGGCTCTACCGATTCAATCTCAACAACACTTGCCAGTTTTCTTGCCATCACTTCGCTCCCTTCTTAGCTCTGCGTTTTGACGGCTTCTTGTAAAGCCAGTCCACAAAATTCCTGAAGTTTGCAAACACATCTTCAGGTCCGTTAAGCGTTTCTCCAATTTCGTCGGCGAATGCCCTTACAGCATCCATACCCTTGGCGAACCTGTCGCAATTACGCTCGTTTGAACGATGCAGATGCAACTTGCCGCGAATAGGCGTTGTAGCGATAATACGGGCCGTGTGCCCATTACCGAGAATTACGACTTCGGCATCGGGGTCCATTCCCTGCTTGAGTCGCATCTCGGCATCGTCGCGCATTTCCTGCAGCGTCATTGATTTCGGTACCTTTTTTCCTGCCATAGCTTCTCCTTAGTTAAGCACTGAGAACGTGACCAGAATCTGCGATAGGTGCAGCAGCTGGTCGGCAATCAGGTTTATCTTCATCCTGTTGGCCTTGAGATCGTCGACAACGGCGTGAACCAACGTGTTCACCGCTATAGCCGCAAGGAACAGGCTCGACTTGTAGAACACGGAGCACACGAATATGCTCCAGTACAGCGAGTGGCACACAAGAGCCGCGATGTAGTCATACCTGTACTTGTCAGGCAGGTTTCCGTTGCAGATCTTGAACCACCACGACTTCTGCTTCAAGTCGATCAGCAACCCCTGCAGCGTGTAGTCCGCCACAAGGTGACCGGCCAGCATCAGCACCAATGTCACTTGCCAGTTCATTTCGCCTCCCTTGCCGCTCTTCTTGCCCGCGCCTCCTCCATTCGTCTGGTGGTCTGCTCGAGCTCGATTTCACGTTCCCGTTCACGTGCCTTGTATCTGGCATTGTTACGCCAGTCCTCGAACGCGTCGGCAGCCTTATTTGCCGCGTTCTCTATCAAAGAGACGAACAGGAACAGAATGCCGAATAGCATGCAGAGCGGCCACATCACTACGAACGCCGGTATGAACACCGAGTCCACGTCACATGACAGCAGTCTCGAAAGGAACATGATCACGAACGCCGTGACAACGCCAACCACTAGATATGCCAGCACCCATGCCCCTATTGACATTTCTCAGACTCCTTCTCGTACTTCTCATTGTACATGTCCACCAGCCTCTCTATCTGCTCGTTCTCGCCGAGGCAGTAGTCGTTAAGCCAGTCGACGTACTCCTCGGACTTGAACCCGCAGACGTCCAGCAGGCCGCCGATCCTGTCGGTGAGCTCCCGCTGGGCGTTCCACAGCTTCATCAGCTCGTCCTCGAACGCCGCCGGCCCCATCATGACCGCGGATGTTACGCCTACACCAGCCGGCATTCGTCGCCCCTCGCCACCACGTCCGCGATTCCCACCGCCACTGAGATCTCGTCAGTCGAGAACGCCTTGTACGCTCCGTCCTCCATCTCCTGGATGTCGGAGCCGTCATGCGACTTGAGTATCGTGTCGTATGTCTCATATGCCTTTGCGGTATCCTCGAATCCAACAACGTTCAACCGACCGTCATCATAGTTCACCGCAACGAAAGGCATCGTCGCCTTCATCGTCGTGTACATCGGGCCCCTGACAACCGCGATTCCGTAGCCGTCATCGAACACGCAATGCGGAAGCCCGGAGCACGATGTCTTCACGCGGCTCCTGTCATTCCACTCCTCCCTCATGTTCTCGTCGCGGCCCAGCTCGCGTCTCTTGATTTCGGCATGAATGTCGACGCGCCTGTGATATGCCTTGATTGCCTGCTTCTCGTTCTCGTATACGTCGATTGAGCATGGAACGCCCTGAAAGGCGCATACAACTGAGCACGCGTTGCCGGCATGGACCGGCTCTTTAACCTTCTTCGTCTTCTTCACCTCTTGCCTCCCAGTCTTTTCCGGCGGTCTTGACAATCTGGCAATATGTCTCGTAGCCCTGACCGCAGTCATTGACGAAAATCTCGCCAATGTTGTCCCAGTCCTCGCACATGTTGAGGATGTCCTGCAGGAAGAACTCCGGAGTCATCTCGGCGAACTCCGGGACTTCGTCGTCCTTGTCGTCGGCGTCGTAGTTTAGTCGGAACAGAACTTCCTTGACCACGGCGATGTCGAACGCGTTGGCCACGGCCATGACGCCGTCATTCTGCATTCCCTCGAGATAGTACTCAAACACGGGTATGCATTTTTCGAGGTACTGCTTCCTCGTCATGCCTAGTCCTCCGGCCACACCATCTTCACGTAGATGTAGCCCCCGGAGCCGTTAGGGGTCGCGGTCAGCCTGAAGCCGTCCGGGGACCACAGCTCGAGCTTCTCGCGGGACATTGTCCCCACCTTGCTCGCGAACTTGTTGATCTCCTTCTTCGTGGAGGCCTTGTTCAGGAACTTCTCCATCTTGTCCAGGTCCTTCGTGTACCCCTTGACGCTTGTGCGCCCCGGCACGAACGAGATCCTGTACCCCCTGTCGACCTTGTCGAGAATCGCACGAGTGCCGTATACGGCGCGTTCCGCGAGGTCCTTGTCCTCGATGAGGCCGAACCTCATCCCGACATCTACCTCCATCATCTCATTGTTCTTCTTTGCAGTCGCCATCGTTTTCCTCCTTCTTCTCGTTTTCCTCGTCCCTCTCCTTCTGCACTTCCTGGGCCGCCTCGATTATCTGGCTGGCGATGTGGTCCCATTCCGCGTCGGTGCAGTCCTTGAGATAGTCGTAGTCGCCGGACATGGCTATGTCGACGATTTCGTCGAGGTCGTCCATAAGCTCCGGGTATAAGTCTGATACCAGGTCCGCGGCCTGCTCGAATATGTCGGTGCGGGTCCACATCTTAATCGCGGCCACGTCGTCGCGGGCCCAGAGCTCGTTGAAGAGATCCTGGGTCGTGAACTTCTGCAGGACCTTGTGGTTTTCTGCCGTGTCGCTCATAGCTTCCTCAGCAGCTCCAGCTGGTGCATGGCCTTCTCGACCCTTGCGTCAGACTTCTTGACCTCGATGTCGTCGACGTCCGCCTTGATGGCCTTGTACTTGGCCGCCAGCAGAGTCCACATCGTTATGTTTCTCAACGTACCGGCAACAGAGTCCACGGCGTCTTCGGCTGTATGTTTGAACCGTGTTCGCTCCTCGCTAGGATGCATGTAGTGAACTGCGTTCACGTCGCCGCAGACCCTATACCAGTGAACGTGGAATACAACTGGGCTGTCTCCGCCGGAACCGTAGTTGCCGTGCATGGTGAACGTCGTTCCGTCATCGTCGGTGTTCCTGACGGCGAGGCCGTGCCTCTTGAACTCGCACCGGTATTTTGACTCGTTTTCAATCAGCCACCTGCCGATGTAGCTGCAGCGGTCAAGTGCCAGACCCACGTCGCAGCCGATCACGTCGGCCAGTACAGCCAGCTTCTCGTTGTACTTGCGGCTTCCCTCGTCGAATATCTCGTTTACGAGGTTCTCCTCCTTTTCAGTGATCATTTGAGCTCTTCTCCATCGTCTCAACCAGATCTAGAACGGTCCTTCATTTCACCACTTCGCATTTGAACACTCGGATGGAGGCGTATGAAACACGTCCGTCGACAGGGTCGTAGCCGTATTCCTGCTCAATCCCGTCATAGTGGTCAACGCGGCGCCAGGCCTCGTCGAACCTGACCTCAGGCATGCCATTGAACCGCATGTCCTCGTTCATGACCTCCAGAAGGCCCTGGGCCTTCTCGAATGCAATGTCCTTGGCCTCCTTGAGTGACTTGCACACCACTCCGCATGTCACGAGATTGTTGTCGTTGTCACGTTCAAGGTAGACGTTGGCAACAACCCACACCGGCCTCAGCTTTGCGGCCTTGACATTGTCGTCCTTTGGTTTGCTTAAAACAGTCATTCCGTCTCCCAGTATTCGTCGGTGGCGTAATCCGCACCTGACTCAAGTTTGGCGACTATTGTCGCGTAGCGTTCGTGTTCGGAGGAGTTGGGGTCGCAGGACCACATTCCCTCCGTGAAAAAGTCAATGGCCGCCTGCCTGGACGGCCATTCACGTTCCTTGTCGTAGCACTTAGTGCGCACTTTTGCAGTTTTACTGCTTTTCATCCGGGTTCCCATTCTCCGATTCATACTCATCGCAGTCGTCCAAGCCCGCTTTGAACTCTTCATAGTTGTACCCGAATGCTTCGCACGCGAACTTGCAATCCCCCTCCCGGTCAGTGAACTCGAAGTTGTCGCCGTGCACGGTAACCTCCCCGCAATTGTGACCGATGTCCTCGTCGGCGTATGTCCACTTGAACGTAAGATCAGGGTATAGCTGTCCGAGTTTGGCGACTACTGGAGCAGGAAAGCTCCACGCGGTTTGCATCGTGAACATGGTGCTTGAACCATCATCGGAGTCATGCGGCTTACACACTGTTTCACCGGTCCACTTCGTACCCCAGTTGTCACAGTTCCACTTGTACCAGTTGAACCACGGCCTGTCCTTTTCCAGCTCAATTCCGGGTCTGTTCTGGTTAACCACGTATTCAGGAGGACATTCGCTAGCGGTGCGCGGCTGCGGCACGATCATGTCGAAGTCCATGTACTCGTATCCATTGTCGTTGTTCTTGAAGTATCCCGCGTCAACGAATCGGCATTTAGACTCGGCAGGACCGGTAATCGTGCAGTTGCACATTACAAAATTAGGCATTGTTATTCTCGCTCCTTTCCGGGATTGGCCAGTCATGAACGACGGCCATATCCCGTATAAGTTCCTCGGCATCCCTTGTCCATACGGACACCATTCCACCGCCTACGCGTGCCTTGATCACCGACACCGGCATCAGCAGCCACTTCGGAATGTTCTCGACGCAGTAGCTGTCGTGCAAGAACACAGTGGCCATGCACTTGGCTCCGCCAGCGGTGTCGTCCACCTTGGACACCACGATCACACCATTGCCAACCGGCATACTACCGGCCATATGCGCCAAGGCCTGCACGGCCGGGTTGTCCCAGCCGGCCCTTGTCTTTGGAAGCGTCCTGGTGTCGATGATGAAACGCCGGTACGGAGACGCCGGGGAGAACCACCCTCCGGACAGTGAGTCCAGCACGTCTATGACGGTCGTCAGCGTCGGGACTTCAGGGTCGAACTCCATTCCCAGCTGTGAGCAGAGGAGCGGGAGGCCCCGCTCCGTCCACCCCAGGCCACGCAGCAGCCTTCTGGCCGTGAAGTCCTCCTCCTTGTTGCGCTTTACGTCGCCGGCGTAGACCTCTGCGCGCTTCTGCCAGTTTGCCTTGGCCATTATACACCCTCCACCTTGAGCTCCTTGCCCCGGTCGACTATTGAGTCCTTTACCGCCTCAAGGTGCTTCATCTTCATGATGTCTTTAAACTCGGACACGTCAGCCCTTGGCTCGTTCGGATTGCAGTGGCCGCACCATTCGGTATGAAGGGTGTCACCCGGCTCTACCAGCACCCGCACGCCAGACTCCAGTTTCACCACGCCTGGCTTGTAGAATCCGAGAAACTTACCACACTTTCTGCACATCAAGTATGCCAGGCCATCCCTTTTAGATTGGTTAAGGCACTTGTCGCAAAGCACTGACTCTATTGACCCGTCGTATACGATGCTTTTAGGTTCAAACAAGCCGCACACCTGGCAGAGAACGGTCTTTTTGCCCTCTGGAACAACCGTCTTTCCAGTTAGGTAGTCTTTTACCTTTTCGTCGAGTGTTGCCATGGTTATCTCTTCCTTTCATTGCAGCCGCAGTACACGGCGTACGGCAACGGGTTACCCCAGATGTCCGTAGGCCACCCCGGTGTGCCCGGCGTATGCGAAGGCCAGTGCCTAGCGGGCGGATCGTCTGGAGGCGTGGTGTTCCTGTCCCAGCCACGCTTGTCATTGTAGTCGTGGTCATGCATCTTGAACGGCCATTTGACCTGATTGTCGCGGATCTCGTTTAGCAGGTTGCGGATTTCAAGCAGAAGCGACTCCATTCTTTGGCTTCGCTTGAACTCCTCGGTAATCAGCTGCTGCACATCGTCGGGCTGATCAGTCTTCGCGGTGCCCGTCTTGCCAGTCTTTCTTGTCTTCTTTTGTTTCTGTTCCTTCGGTTCCTTCTTGCTTTTCATCATTGTCCTCCTCCTTTGGCTTGTCGGCCCAGTATTGTACCAGATTCGGAAAAGCCTTGTCGACGGCCTTTTTCCACTGATCCTGCAGTAATGGCAGGTGGCGGTGAGCAAAGCATTCCAGGCACGCGTGAAGCTTTTTCTTGTCAACGGTGGATGAGTAAACCACTCCCCACTTGCCTTCTATGCCGGTGCGTCCGCACACGTCGCATCCTTTGGCCCCCATGGCTTTCGGCTCCATCGTGTAACCAGGTTCGTCATGAGCGCTCTTTTTTCCCATAACGTTCCTCCATCCCGCGGAATATCTTGTCAGAGTCAAATCTGATCCAGTCGTAGAACGCGCTTTCGTCGCACTCGTAGTCCCACTCGTCGGACGCGTACTCGTCGAACTCCTCGTCCGAGAACGATGAATTTTCGAGCCTGTCTATGAAGTCCTGTATCACGGCGTGGTCGAGGTTGAACCTGTACAGGAACTTCGTCGGAGTCGTGTCGTATGTGAATGTCATTTCGCAACCTCGTTCTTCGGCGCGAACTTCACCGTGACAAGCGCGTTTGACGGTGACACGTCATACGTGAAGTCACTCACCCACAGGTTGTCTCCGACGTAGACCCTGTGCACACGTGGCTGCCAGTACCCTGTCGCCATCACGGACGACCCTGTCTCCTTTGATACGATGCAAAGGACGAGAAACGCTATGAAACCCGTCGTAATGGCCCCCATCACGAATCCTGGCCAAAAACAGTCACTCATGCCTCCTCCTTCGCCTTCATCAGGTCGTACTGGCGCTGCTCGCCGTCGATCTCTGCTTCAAGGTCCTTGATGCGGTCGTTGTAGTCCTTCACCAGGGACTTCTTTTCCGCCTTGAGCTTGTTGAGCCTTCCGGTGAGCTGGGCTATGCTGTCGGCCAGCTGGACCGAGCTCCGCTGAAGCGGCTGCAGAACCACGTCAGCCATTGTTCAGCTCCTCGTTATTCGGGCAGTCCTCCGGCCCGTTGTACGGGCGCAGACGGTGCTGCTGCCCGATGATCTGAGAAATGAGCTCGGACGTGGTGTTGCACAGGCTCCACACATCCGCCATGCCGCGGACGCTGCAGATGTCCTGGCCGGCCTCCTCTACCAGTTTCTGGGCGTCGCGCAGCTTCTTCTCCCAGGCGTTGACTTGGTCGTGTGTCATGTTATACCTCCGTTTCCTGAACTGCTGCTATAACAGCCATTTCGTCGTCTATGTAGGTGCTGTCCCTGTGGAACTTTCCATAGCACACACTGGTCACATGGTGTATGCGGGCTATGGCGTCTGCATACCCGGCGGCGTCTCTCGGGTCTGTGTCCAGATGCCGGCTGACTTCGTTATTGATCATGTAGTTGGCAAGATCAATGGCCTCGTCCTGCTTCACGCAGATGTCCGGCTCAACGTTGCTGAACCTGTTCGACACCTTGTCGAACGTTGTCAATGAAACCGCATACAGCGTCATCGTCTTCCCTCCATTGTAGCCCGAAGCTCGTTGTACACGTCATTTATAAGTCCATACTGTTCATCGAACAGCTTTCTGGCAAGCGTCCTCGAAAGCGCGTCGATGACAAGGTCTCCTCCTTTTTCGTCCAGCGTATCGAGCATGAGCTTTCGATACCTCGCAAGGTCTTCGTCATTGAATGACTTCATGAGCATGTCAACGATGCCGCTACGAAGTTCCAGCTGCGTGGTGCCACCCCATCCGCTCTCCTTCTTGAAAAGGAGGCCTTCTACGACCTCCTTGTCGGAGAACGCACGCTCCACCGCCTCCTTGGCAATGGTTCCGATAGTTGCCTCAGACAGCCCCGCGATGCCCTTCTTGATAAGGTCCGACAGCGTGTCGTCGTCAATGTTGATTGTCACATTCATTATTGTAACCTCCGTCAGTTTCGTCCAGAATCTTTACCGCCTCCTTCAACGAGACGGCCTTGAACCTTAACCTGAACACCGTTCCAGGCTTGTACAGCACGCGCCACACCCGCTGGTGCACCCCGGTGTCGTAGGTCTCGCTGATTCTGTAGACGTGTTCGTTTCCGGTGTACGTGTAGCACCCGGCGTATTCCTTTTTAAGCCTTGGATGTTTCATGGTTCTTCTTATAGTAGTTCTTCATGAACATGTCGTTGTGGTACGACCCGTCATACATCCCGAAGTCCTTCGGCGTAACCTTCCTGCGGAGCCTTGTCTCCATGCACTCGAGGCACAGGATTTCGCGCACGTATGCGTCACCGTTCCAGTGCTCGTTGGAGACTCGTTTCCACAGGTCGTCACGTATCATCGGCGAAGAGGTGTACGGGTGCCACTTGCGGCACCCGGAGCACCTCACCAGAAACGTGTCGTACACTACTGGAACGCCTCGTCCACCTTGTCGTGTACCTTGTCCTGCAGTGTCGACTTGACGTATTCGAGAACCTCCGGTGGCACATCAGCCTTGGTAAGGGCGTCCGCCAGATACGATACATTCCCGTTAGCCGTCTTGACTGACACGGCGAAATGCGACGTGCCGAATCCTATACGTGTCCATCCGGTGGTCATACCCAGTTTGCCGTCCGATGTCTTAACCAGTTGCCCCTTGTCCCAGATGAAGCTGTCCAACTGGTCGCGCTCAACGTTTTCCAGCAGAAACTCTGCCAGAGTACGCACTTTGCACCCTCGTTCCTTCGCGTAGTCGGCGTACCGTGAGTACACCTCGTTCGCGTATTTCAGCTCGTCTTCGGTTACGTACTTGTACGACGTGCCGACTTTCAGCTTTTCAAACATTCTCATGGTCTTGTCCTCCTTGTTGTTTATGCCACTTCCAAGTCGGCGGCCATCATGGCCTCTGCCGTCCTGACGGGAACCGAGTTCCCGATTTGCTTGACTTTCTCGCTCCGGTTGCCCGTAATCACGTAGCTGTCCGGGAACGAGTGAACCTTCGCCAGCTCGTCTGGACGAAGCATCCTGATGTGGATGTCGATAATCCTTCCGTCAGCCAACTGCGGGAATATCCCGCGTACGGCACCCGCGCATGACAGCGTCGGGCACGGCTCGTCCGTCGGCCTGCACGCGGCTCCGCCCTGCTGCCCCAGCACCATCGGGGTAACCAGTGAGTACCGGTCGTGCGTCATGACTACGCCCGTGGGCTTCGATCCGTCCTGGCACCCACCGTTGTTGCAGTGGTCAACGATTATAGGGGTACACAGCATGTGGTGCGCCCCTGAAGTCGTAAGCGCCGAGCACGGGTCGTCGATGGATTCCGCGTAGCAGTGGTTGTTCATCCTGACGATGAACGGCTCCAGGTCAACGCCCCAGTACTTCCTCGCCCCCACGGCTATCCGCTCCATTGTCGCCTTGACCAGCGGCTTCTTCCGGTTGAATATCGACGTTCCGATGTCCGAGAAGTCGATGCACTCCCTGACGCCGCGCCACTTGCGGCCAGTGGACCCGTCCTTCGAGAACTCGGGAGTCGGCCAACGTATCTCACCGCAGCCTTTCTTGACGGCCTTGAGGAAGAAGCGCTTCCTTGTGGTCGCGTCGCCATAATCGGCGCAGTTGACCACGCGCCATTCCAGCTTGTAGTTCCTCGCCTCGATGGACTTGAGCCAGATGTCGAACAGCGTCCCCTTCTGTGACTTGATCGGCTTCCCGTTCTCGTCCAGCGGACCCCACGTCGTGAACTCTGGCACGTTCTCGATGGACAGCCGGTCCACGTTTAGGGCGTCCAGCCAGTCCAGCACCCAGTTGGGCTGGGCGCGGAGCTGCGGGTCCTTTGGCCTTCCCCCGCGGGCCCTGCTGAAGTGCGTGCACTGCGGGCTTGCATGAAGGTGGTTGAGCCTTCCGCACGTCACGATGTCCTGGGGCCTGGCCGATGACAGGTCGGCCTCGAAGACATGGACGTTCGGATGGTTGAGCTGCATCGTCTGCACCGCCCTATACCAATGATTAACGGCCCAGAACTCATACGGAAGGCCACGCTTCACCAGCGCGTTTATGGACCCGGTTGCCATGCCCCCGCATCCACAAAAGAGGTCACCCGCGAGATATGTCATGTCCTGTCCTTTCCATCCCACACCCTTTTGAAATACCCGACTTTCAGCAGGAACGCCTTCGGGTCGTCAGCATCGGCGGATGAACTGAATCCTCGGTCGCATGCATACGCATCAAGATCCGAGCAGGCCTGCGAAAGAAGTTCAAGAGCTTCCATCTGTTCGTCTTCGGAGAGGCTGCGAAACACACCTGATTCGACAAGTTTTGTGTCCTCGGGCCACAAGTCGTCTTCAGAAAACTCGCCGTCATAGCCGTCGAACCATTCTTTCAGCTCCGAGTCTGAAATTCTTTTGTCAGCCTCTTGTCTCTCATACTCGCCAGGCCATCGCGGACTGGCCTTCTCGATCAGGCATTTCTGCTTCAACGCCAGACGCATCCGGTTGTCAAGCTTGTCAAAATCAAGCTTCATGACATCCCTCCCCCATAAAGGTATTGTATGCCGCGATAGCCTCAGGCGACAGATTGACGACGAGAGATCCTGGAGTTTCACCTTTGGTGATTTCAAACTTATCAGTGCCAAGGGTGCTGGATATTAGCTTCCGGAACTTTTCGGCCATCTTGTCATAGTCCACGCCATCGCTGTAAGGCTTGCACACCACGCCCTTCATGTACTCTGAGACATCTTCCAAGTTTGGCATGTCCATTATCCTTGCTTACAGTTGCGTATTACGCTGGGTACTTCAGGTCTTTGAACGTGTAGACGTCGTTGCCAAGGTTGTCCTTGCTGCTGATACAGTCGTGCTCCAACTCGTATGGAGACACTTCTCGAATCTTCCACAGGCCCCTGTCGCCAGTGGTTAGCCAGCGCATACGGCGTTCGGCATGGTCGAACCCTCGTATGGGATGCGTCTTGTCCCAGTTCTTGGTGATGTCGCTCGGATACCCGTGGCGCCACACGCGGTTTGTCTCGTAGTGAACCACGCACCAGTATGACTCCGCGTAATACTGTGCGTTCTCCCGGTTGACCCTGGCCCAGTTGATTTTGGGCAGTCCGGACAAACAGTCATTAAAGCTCATGCCGCCTCCTAAAGTTTCTCCAGCAGCTCCAGCTGGTGTCGGGCCTTTGCGGCGCGCTCCAGGCTTTCGTTGACCTTGATGCCGTCAAGTTCGCCTTTTGCGGCCTTGTAGCGGACGCAGAAATCGACAAGGTCGTCCACGTACCTCAGATCATCGGCCAGAAGGTCAAGGACTTGTGTAGACGTGTTGTCGTTCTTGTAGCTCCACCTCATGCTCGGGTAGGCGATCCTGCCGCCGTAACAGGTGGCGTGCCCCCCGAGCTTGATCTCCCTTCTGGAGTCGCCGTCGCCAAGAGTCATGTTCCCTGAGACGTCGCCTCCGTAATAGGCGTAGTCCAGGTCGTCGACTCTTATGCCATGGTTCCTGAACGTATCCCGTCCGGCGCGCTGCTCGCAGTACACCTCGTGTATCCAGTCGTATACGGCCTCGCACATGGCTTTTGTCGCCGCATATACGCTGTGCTCCAGGCAATCACGCGACCACGGCACGCCAGTCACCTCTGAAAGGCGGTCAAGCCGTTCCGCCAGCTTTTTCATGCCAGTCTCCCTGATCCTGGCGCACAATTCCTCTTCTTCCCGTGTCATAGCTCCTCCTTGTTCTCGAGTACGGTGTCTTTCTTCTCGATGACCCTGTGCAACAGGGCTATCGTGTTCTCCAGATGCTCATCGGTCATCTCGTCTACAGGGTATGTCCTATCCTTGCCCTTCCACAGGTACCGGGCGCGGTTCAGACGTTCCACGCCCAGTACCAGAATGGCGAACTCCGGATTGTCAACGGAGATCACTTCCTCCCTTTTCGGCATTTCGCCTTCTCCTTCTCGGCGTCGTGCCATGCGTTGAGGTTCGCACGCGCAGCGCCTATCCGGTCGTGGAGCTCCTGAAGCCATGTGTTTACATCGTCCGTCTTTGCGGCGATGCCTATCGTCATCCACATGGCGGGACGCCACAGCGCCATGCTGTCAAACAGCACGCGGTCAATGTCGTTCAGTATCGCCAGGCATTCAAGACCGACCTTCTTGGTCAGCTTTTTACTTTTTGGCGGGTTTGGCAACTTTGTCATTTTTCCTCCTGTTCCAGTCCCTGACGGCGGCTTCAGGCGCGTCGTACGCCCACGTGTAGTGGTCACGATCGCGCCAGTCCGTTCTGATTACGCAATCCTTCTCCGGATGCGAGATCCAGAAATAAAGCCCAGACCACGGTTCGTCCAGATACTCCTCGGAGTCCTGGTTCTTGGGATTGCCTTCGTCGTCCGTGAAGACGATTTTAGGCCTCTTACCGCAAAACGGACACTTTTTAAGCCGTCTTTCCGACTTTCGTATGCCATTAAGCGTGTACTTCTTCATAACCATTCCTAGAATGGCATTTCATCCGCGTATTGGACTTCTCCGTCGTCCTTGTGATTCTCCGTGTATTCCTTCTGGCGCTCCTGGCACCGCTTGCATCCGGAGCTTCCTGAACCGACGCCGCAGGACGCACCCGACTTCAGGTCCATAACGGCCTCTTCCTCCGTTATTAACGGTTCGGCGTTCTCACCCTGCTCTTTGGCGTCCGCCAGGATCTTGTATAACTTCGGGGCGTTCTCGTCGAGGAACTTTGAGATCTCCGACCTGGTGAACTTCGCCGGGAGTCGCACGCCGGTATACATCGACACCTTGAGCGCGTACTCCTTCTGTTTGTCCGTGGGCGTCCGGTTGTCCTCGACGTTCTTGTAGTCCGGCCTGGGTACCAGCGGAAGGTCCGGATGGTCCACACGCCAGTTGGCCGCGAAGGCCTGGAGCTTTATCACGGCATCGGCCAGCTTGCCGGACTTGATGTCGATTGCGGCGGCAATCAACCGCCGGCATTCCGACTTTGTCGGCTCGGCAAGGCCGTCTAGAAATCCAAGATCCATTTACGCCTTCTCCACGGTGAGCTTGTCGTACCCGGCCTTGTCCTTTGAGTACTTTTCGAAGAGCCCGGCGGCCTTGAGCGCCACGGTGTCCACCACCTTTGACGCTGCAACCTTCGTGAGCTTCACGTTGTAGTACCCGAACCTGCCAGAAATCAGGCTGTTCTCGTTGAGCCCTTGCTTGAGTTCATCCTCATAGCCCTTGAGTTCTTCCTCAATTGCCTTCTTCTGGGCGCGGAGTTCAAACACCTTTTCCGCGGCCTTGCATAACTTTACTTCAGCTTCTTTCGTCATCGTTTTTCTCCTCCTAGAATCCCTTTCCGTCACCTTGGATGTCCATTCCTAAGTGGTAGAACATCTGGATGGCGAGCTCACGCATCTCCTGTAGCTTGCCGGTGTCGATCCCCTCGTCGTACATGTCGTCCGCGTTGGTCTTTGGGAATCCATACTGTTCTGCCAGCTGGTTGTACAGAGGCGTAAGCGCCTCGACGATGCGGCTCTCGACGGAGTCGGTTATCATCGCCATGTCCTTGTCTGGTATGTTTCGCATACTTGTCTCCTACTTGTCGTACTTCACGTACATGTTGTAAATGTCGCGTATCGCGATGAGCCTGTTGGATCCGCTCAAGTCAGCCGCTGAGTTTGTCAGTGCCAGATACGCGTCTCCAAGGCTGATGTTCCGATCCGAGAACCCTCCCTGGAGCACTACGTTCCTCAGGTCCACCATCGGAACGTCGTTCCACTTGCGCTCCATTGGAATTACAAGCTTGGACGGGAAATCGACTCCCATCGACACGATGTTCATGACGATGGCCGGCCACACAAGGTTCCTCAAGTCCCACCCTACGATACGCGTGGTGAACTGGGATGTGAAATCCCGGATGTACTCGGCGACGGCAGCCCAGTCAAAGTACTCCGACGCCTCCAGGCCGTTCTCGCCCTCGTATCCCAGGTAAACCCCCGACACCGGGGTAAGCGGCGTGGGGGTCTCACCTTCTCCGACGGGCTCGAAGTCAACGTCTACGAAGAGAGGGTATGTCATGCCGGCTCCCCTCCATTAAACGGAAAAGCGTCCTTGGCTACCGGGTCGTTTTCCAGCTCCGCCTCTGCACGGGTTGTGTCTTCATAGCCAGAACTGTCCGGGTCCATGCTCTCCGCCTCGGCTTCGGTGATTTCGGTGGAAACAACATGCGGCTCCCCGGACATGTCGATGGCGATGCCGGCCGGTGGTTGAGGTGGTGTAGAAGGCTGAGGAGGCTCTTCCGGAACATTCATCATATCGTTTAGCTCATTGACGAGTGACGGGATGACATCCTCATACGCTGCCAGACCCTGTGCGGCCTGGATGAGCTTGGCCTCGTTAACCTGGTCCTTGGACGTTCCGGGGATCTCGATGTTGAACTTGCGAATCGCGCCGTCCTCATAAACCACGCGGCACGGGTCACCATTGTTCAGTCGTATCTCGATTGTCAGTTGCATTATGCGTTCTCCTTGTCTGTGTCCGAATTCATGTAGCGCTCCATCACCAGCCTCGGATTTCCGGTGTGGAGGATGTCCAGGACGAGCTTGTACTGCTCGGAGTCCTCGTCGAAGAAGGTCTCCACGGCCTCATTGAGAAGATTCATGGAGTTTGACCTGTCGTACTCCTTTTGAACCTTTGCGTCATCGCCGACCGGCATCACGCGGCACATAAGCTCGTGCTCGCGCCCCCAGTCCGTCACGCGGCGCACCCCGTCTGGAATGGAGTTCAGGACATACGCCACTACGAGCGCGTCCCTTAGTTCATCCGCACGCCCGGCTGTCAGCTGATCGAGGTCCGCGTCATAGCGGATGTCAAGGAACTGCACCCTGCGGGTGGGGAAGCCCACGCGCTCCATGCTCATGACCTTGCCGTCCTTGAACTCCACGATTTCGACGCCCTTTTCCTGTGGTTCGTCAATGGACTTCATCTCGATGGAGCCTGGCTGGACGAACCAGATGTTCCCTCGCTTCTGCGCCGACGGCACGTGAATGTGCCCGAGCGCGCAGTACTGTACGCCCAGCTCCTCCAGGAGCGGTGCCAGCTGGTCCAGCGACAAGTCCGGGTTGAACCCGGCCCCCATCTCGGCCACGCCCAGATGAAGCGCCATCAGCTGGATTTTGCCTGCGTTGTACGCCAATTTCTCCAGCGAGGAAAGCACCTCCTCGGTACGGTCGAAGTTAAGGCCGAAGGCGAATACGCCGTCGCCGAGATTCCACTTGCTGTCCCCGTATAGCGGTCGTATACCGCACACCCGAAGCCAGTAGCTGTCCTGAGTCTTGTCGTGGTTTCCCTCGATTCCGTACACCGGGATTCCGGCGTACGAGAGGTTTCTCACGAACTCCGTCATTTTCAGCACGGCCTTAGCCGGCGGCTTCGGGCTGTCAAATACGTCACCAGCCAGGATTACGTTATCGACTTTTTTATCACTGACAATGGCAAGTATGTTGTCCAGCGCCGTGTAGAAGTCCTCCTCGCGCCTGGCCATGCCGTACTGGCGGCAGCCCAGGTGGAGGTCTGAAACGTGCATTATCTTCATTTCTTCTCCTTTTCACCGACTTCTGACTTGAGCGCAGCCACGAACTCGCGCAGCTTGACCGTGGCGCAGTCGCTGTTACCGCACTGCTCGCAACAGTCCATGTCCCACCTGGCGTCTTCGGTCCAGGCGTCGTTCCTTTCTTCCGGAGGGTACTTGGCGTCAACGGACTCGGCGTATTCCTTGAGGTACTCGTCCGACGGTTCGCAGCCGTCGCAGTCATTCGGATGCATGCCGTCAATGCCGCGACTCAACTTGACCAGTTCCGACACCAGCTCTCCGTATGCCTCGTCGATTCGGCATGCCCACAGTTCGATGTCGGCCGGAACGGGCATCGTGGCGCTCACTATGTCGCCGCCGTAGCTTACCGGCCGAACGGAGTGGCGCATCGCCTTTACAACCTCTGGAATCGTCATGTCACACCGTCCTATGGGTCACAACGTCGTGCAGTTCCTCGGCGATACTGGCCATGGTTTCGAATGGCAGGTCGAACACATCGCGTTCAACCTTGTCTAAGTCGGACCCGAACACGACCTGAGGATCCCTGTCACGGCTTACCAGTTTGACGTACACCACGTCGTTCGCGCCCCAGTATACAGTGGTCAGCCAGCATGTCTTGTTGTGGAACATGCCCAGCATTCCAACGATCAGGTTCAGCGTCGTGTGCTTGAGGTTGTCCTTGGCCTCCTCCCAGTCCTTGTAGTAGTATTCAACCATCTCAAGGAACTGTTCGTTCGTGTGCCTCTGCTTTATCCTGTTTCCAGATCCCATCAGTACCTCCCGTACATGCGGATAACACGCCCGCACGCCTTCTCAGTAGTGCCTGGAACTTTGTCTGGGACAATCCTGGCGAAGAAGAACCCGGCGTTTCGCACAAGTTCCTTCGCCTCCTTGATACTGCCGCACTTCAACGGCTGGTAGCAGTAGCCCCAGCGGTTGTTGGCATATACCGTGCATGGCTTGGCCTTCATTAGTTCTCCTTGGTTTGTTCCGGTTCTTTGACGGGGAACATCTTGAAGAAGTCGTTGACCCACCTCAGGTCGACCTCCGGGATGTCCTCCATCTCCATGAAGTCCGCGACCTTCTTCATTTGCGCACGTGTGAACTTCGGGTTGATCCGCTTTTCGTCTTCGGCCACTTTCTTGGCGAGTTCGGCCTCCATTGCGGCCTCTTCGGCCTTGGCCTTCTCTTGCTTGCGGATCTCGAGTTTCTTCTGGAACTTGCGCTCCTTGATGAAGCGGGCGCAGTCCTCGAAGACCTTGAGCCCGGCCTTTCCAAGGTCTACGTTGGATTCAACACACGTGTGGTACGTCTCGTTCCATACGCCCTTGCCTGACGCCGCGAATCCGTCGATTCCGAGCTTGTCGATCACGTTGCACAGGCGCTTGGCCGTGACGGCCTTGAGACCTGCGTCAACGATCCACTTGTTGATTTCGTCCTGTGTCACCGGCAGTTCAACGCCGGTAGGTTCATTGGTTGTCATCGTTCTCCTCCTTGTTTAACACTTGCTCAACGGTGTTCAGAATGCCACGGGCGTCCTCAATCTCGTCCCGCGTGAATCTAGCACCCTTGAGCGCCTCGACACGATCGGCCGGGGTTTCGTACCAGTCGTCCACGACCACGGGTCGCGCACAATAGTGTATTGCTCCATAGTCTCCCTGCGTGTAAAATCCAACCTCCGCGAACATGGCGGTGCCGTTCATAAGCTTCCGCACATCTTCGTCAAGACTGGCGAGCAGCGCTTTACTGGCGTTGTGATTCAAACGCCAATGCTCACGCAGGTTCTCCCAGGTCCTGAACACCTGGATGCCTGCCAGCGAGGCGCCTTCAACGCCTTCAAGCCATACCATCATATTTGGTCCCTTTTTAGCTTATCCTGAATGCCCTTGCCAACTTGTGGTGCAGGTTCCTTTCAAGCAGCTTTATGCTCGGAGCCCAGCCCGTTCCGGTGTCCCCGTTGTCAAGGAGATACAGGTACCGGCGTAGCTCGCCCTTGTCGTGGAATACGTATCTCCAACCGCGATAGTCTATGAAACCATAGGCCAGAAGCTTGTCCATACCGAAGTTGCAGTACCCGCCTGCCTCGTACTTCTTTCTAACCTGTTTGTAGTCATAGCTGTTTGGGCATTCGTCCCCTTTGACATCCGAGAATTTATGCGTGAACACCCTTGTCCTCCATGCCGGTTTTTGTGAGCTCGTCGATTAGCTTGTCCAGCTCGGACAGCCGCTTCCTGAGATCCTCGTTATCCTCGACCAGCTCGTTGAACTCGTCTTGGTCAGGGGCCTCGTCAAGCTCGTCTTCAAGCTTGTTGTTGTCCTTCTCCAGTTCGTCGATCCTGTCCTTGAGCTTCTTCAGCTCGGAGTACGGGGCCAGACCTTCGAACTCAAACCGCTGCAAATCCAGGTCACGTCGTAGGTCGTGAACCAGCCAGTTTACCTCGCTCAGCCATTCTGGACCCGGCGTAATATGCGTCCGGAACTTGCTTACCGACTCGTCCAACAGGTCGAGCAGCCGCTCGACAACCTTCTCGGTTATCATCTCATCATCCTATGTTGCGCTTAACCAGTGACATCAGATTGCGCAGCTTTTCGATATCCTCATCAGACAGCGTGTATTCGATGGGCTTGCCTGATTGGTCAAGCAAGTTGCCACGCGAATCCGCGAAGCACACCTTGCACGCCCGGCCCAGCAGATACTCCAGTCTCCCATGCGTCATTATAAACGAGCACGTGAACTGCACCAGCCTGACGCCGTCCATGCCCCACATCATGTCTGACCCGGTTACGACGCATGGCACCGACAGCAGTCTGCGGCCATCGGAATCCAGAAATCTCGCCATTACGCCTTCCACCGCGTTGTTTTCAGGCTTGCGTGCGTAGGCATAGTCATAGAAGTTTGACGAAACCTGCCTTATGTGCACGGTCGCGTTGATCACGCAATGCGTATCTCCGGCCTCGATATATCTCAAGTCCGGCTTTAGGTACATGCACTCCACCGTCTCCACCGACAGATTCGAGGCGTCGTCCGACACGAATGCCGGAACTGGATCTGTTTTGACGTAGTATGCGCCTCTGGCAAACACCACGCTTAGAGCGCACATGAACAGCGCGGCGCCGATTGCTACCATGCGTACCATGTCATTACTCCTCCAGTCCAAGCTTCTTGCAGAGGGCCCTTCCAATGGCCATTCGTACGTCATCGTCATTAAACCTCTTAGGGAACTCGCTGCACTCCTTTACGTCCTGAAGCACATCGCTCCACAGGAGACAGGCTATTCTGTCATAAGCGTCCGAGCCAACAGCGTTCCATATGATATGATTGAATACTGTTTCCACATCGTTGTCGTCGACCACGTCTTGGCGCGACCGTCCCGTGCCGTGGATCAAAGACCCGGGCTTTGCCATCTTTGCCATGTGTTTCTCCTTAAAGTCTTACGCCATGCGCCCCTGACATGCCGCAGGCTATCGCAGGACGTTCCTCTTTCACGGTTTTAATGGCCGACTGCGCACGGAGCTTTTCGGCCCTGCGGTCACACACCATGCCAACGCCGACCGAGACCAGCGGGATGACGGGGCATATCACACCGCCTATCTGACTGGCCTTGACGGCGTATTCCGACAGTTCGTCCATGTCCGAAGTCCTGTCGCCGGTATGGCGGCAGATCTCATTGTGGAGCTTCTTCATCTTGCTCTGCGCGTAGGCGCCGCATCCGGTGCCAAGCACATAGCCTATTCCGGCCTGGACCAGGAATCCCGGTCCAAAGGCCAGAACGGCCGCCCCAATGGCGGCCATTCCAATCAGATTCATAAATCCTCCTGTGAAAAATGGAGGCCACTCGCACGCCATGAAAAGCAAAAACACGTGCGAAGTGGCCTCGGTTGAATTGTGTGCGCCGCTATTCAGACAGCTTCTTCTCAAGCGCCTTGCACGCCCTGCCGGACTCCCTCAGGAATGGACCGTACAGAAGATAGCAATATACGCCACCAAGTAATGTCAATGCGAGCATCAGTACAGCTTTCTCACCGGGTCAACCCTGTCCACCCTGCGTGTCGTCACAGTGGTCTTCAAACCATACCGCTTCGGGAAGCCGTAACGGCGGTCACGTTTTCCAAGACGTTGCCCCAGACACCTTGCGCAGCCGCACTTTCTGCCTTCTTCGCTTCTCCGGGCGTCCTGCACCCTGAGGTATAGAAGGGCTGACTTGCTTCTGCGTACGCGTATCTTAGGCCGCGGCGGCGGAGTTGCAGAACAGTTGTCACGTCCATCGCATGGGCGGATCGGGTTGAGATTCATTGCGTTTTACTCCTTGCAGAGTCGGAATCAAGGCTTCCAGGTTGACCTTTCATCCTAAATGGTGTATCTTATAGAGTTGCGCACTCTATTGAACCTGGAGATACATGATACCACAGACAGCAAGCATTCAGCAAGCGAAAGCCGGCATACGCCAATCGCCTCCCTCATTCCGAACTTCTCGGGAAACTCAGGGGGGCGTGGCTGACGGCTACGGTGTGAATTCTTGTAACGTCGGCGGTATTTCAGGTGGTTTGGATCCCTCATTTTCGAGTGGCCTTTCCTTACCTGACCTGTTGTTTCAATTCACGCGCCCGGACCTTGTCAGCAGATTCCGGGACATGCGTCGTGCAGATTTACTTCCATTCCTGTTTAAGCTGGGTGGCGCGCCATACACTTTGAAGGACCACATACAGATGAGGGAGTTCTTCGACAAGGAGTACGTGCGCAACACGATACTGTGCTGCGGTCGTCAGGTATCCAAGTCAAAGAGCCTCAGCTATAGTGAGATTTTCGATTGCATCACCACTCCCAACATGCAGCTCTTGTACGTTGCGCCCCTGCAGTCTCAGGCGCAACGCTACTCGACGCTGTATATCAAGGAGGCCATCCAGTCCTGTCCTTTCGCGTTGAAGCTTCAGTCCAAGGAGTTGGAGGGCGTCCTTGCAGATTCAAAGATCATGAAGGCCGTCGGCCACCAGTCGTTTGCAAACGGCGCCGGCCTTCAGCTCATGTACGCGAAGACATCCCCTGACCGCGCACGCGGCATCATGGCCGACAGAATAGACTTCGACGAGATCCAGGACCAGCTCTTCGACTCGGTCCCGATCATATCCCAGTCCCTGAAGGCGTCAAAGTACGGAATCCGCAAGTTCACGGGCACTGCAAAAACGCTTGACAACACCATAGAGCGGCTATGGCAGCAAAGCTCCAAGCGCGAATGGGTCATGAAGTGCCCGCATTGCGGCTATGAGAACATTCCGACAAAGGACGGCCGGATAATGGACATGCCGCAGCCGGACGGAGTGCACTGCGTCAACCCACGGTGCCGTGGCAAGCTGGACGTCCGCCAAGGACGCTGGATTGCGTTCGCTCCGGAGAAGGACATGTCGTTCCGCGGCTTCCACATCCCCCAGATAGTGGTGCCGTTCATGGTCGAGGACGAGGGCCGGTGGGGGCAGATCTGGGCTGACATCCAGAAGCTGCCGGAATCGCTGGTCATGCAGGAGGTGTTCGGGATTTCAGAATCTTCCGGAACCCGCATCATCGACGAGACCCACATCAGGAAGCAGTCCACGCTCCCGTCCATGGAAGTTCTCAGAAACAATCTAGACCGTTACGCCATGACCCTTTCTGGTGTTGACTGGGGCGGCGCGGAGGAAAGCTCATTCACGGTCCACGTTATCATTGGAATACGCCTGGACGGCCGTGTGGACGTGCTATACGCACAGCGGTACCACGCCTTTGACCCAGACCGCATGTTCCTGAACATAGCCAAGGCCCATCGTCTGTACAAGTGCGGGATAATGGCCGCCGACTACGGGCTGGGGTTCCAGAACAACTTGATCATGATGGACCGGTTCGAAATACCAGTTGTGCAGATGAACTTTGTGCGTCAGAATACGCCTCTGGGCTTCTCCACAACAAACCGCGGCAACGAACGGTGGACCATTGACAAGACCTCCGGGCTTAGGGCGATGTTCCTGGCCATAAAGTACGGCAGGATATACTTTCCGCCGTACCTTGAGTTCGAGCCGTACACCGCAGACCTGCTGTCACCGTTCGAGCACATCATAGAGTCAGGCGGGCTTACGACAATTGTGTATCACCGGGATCCCGCAAGACCTGACGACTTTGCGATGGCTCTGTGCTTTGTCCTCATGGCCGCTGTAAAGGTAGCCGGCCTGGACATCCTCGACCTCATCCCGCAGTCCGCCTTCTCCGGCGGCATCGCGGTCGGAAAGCCCAAGGATGTCCTGGTTGACCCGAAGGACTACATGGCCCGGGAATAGGCTACCCGGCTACACTCACGACGGTTTTCGGATCACCGTCGAGACATGTCGACCCGTTCGTGAGCGTCGCGTTGGCGGAGTACGCCATGACGGTCACTACCTCTTGCCCGAGCAGTTTCCCGTCCTCGTACTTGCTCAGCGCCTCCACGGCTTCGGCCGAGTCCTTGAACCACGCACTCCATGTCAATGGTCCTGGCTTCATGGTATGGACCTCTACCGCCCCGTAGATCAGCGGAAGCAATTCTCCGAGCGTGGGCTTGTGCGGTCCGTCTCCTGACGGCTCCTCATTGGCGAGTTTCTCAAGCAGTTTCTTCCCTCGCCTCTCGGCAGCCTCAGGCATCAGGTACCCCAGGAAGAAGGACGCCATTTCAAATACGGTCTCAGCCCCTGACTCGATGGCCTTGCCCTCTATTTCACCCATCCATTTCCAGAAGTCCTCGGTATATCCGAATGTCTGGAACTCATCAGGCCTTGGCAGGTCTTCGCTGATCTCCACGCCGTAGCGTTCCGCCTCTTCACCACAAGCACCCCAGGATACGCATGACTGACCAGTCTCTTTCTCATAGAAGTCTGTTATCAACCCAGTCAGATCAACGTCGGACTCGTGGAGATGGAGAAGCCGGTCCTGGTCGAAGGCCGTCTCGAAGTCGTGCTTCAAGTTGTCTGTTTCTCCATCGTCGGCTGAGTAGTCGCGTTCCGAATTCCCGCTGTTGGCGAGCGTCGCTGGTTCATCCTCTTTCTTTTCATATTCATCGTACATGTCCTCCTTTGACTCCCCGGACTCCAGCCACCGAATGGCATCTTCAATGGTTTTGAAGTCCTCCGTCCACGCGTCGCCGCTGGAGTTGTCGATCGCCGTCCATCCCGGATCATCGAACACCAGGTACCAGTCGAACTCCATTCCGGGTTTTGGACCGTGGTACTTGCCGTGCTCGTCGGGCGTCAGAAGACTCTTCGCCTCGGCTTTCGTAATGAAATAGATCATGGCTTGTCCTCCAGTTTTCCAAGATAGGTCTTTTTCATGTCGTCGTCGAGCTCGTCGGACACAACCCATCCGATTTTGGACAGGTCATTGTCGTCGGGCTCCCATGCCGCCTCCTCGCTGTCGCACTCGTACACCCCGACTTCGGAGTTCAGGATCATCATGTCCCATGCCGCGGCGCGGTCCTCGTGGAACTCCTCCATGAACTGGGACATCCAGGCGCGAAGGAGGTTGAGCGCCTCCTCCTTGGCTGAATCAAGGTCGTCGCCGGCGTCGAACGCGTCGGCGCAGTGCTCGTTGCTCCAGACAACTCTGTAAGCGACTTTCTCTATGTCCGCGCCGATCGGAACTATGTAGTCCCCGTCGCAGAACTTCATGCGGTACTTCTCTAGCGCCGCATCCTCGTCTTCTGTCTCACAGGTAAACGGAAGACCTGGCCATTTGTTGTTCTCGACCTTTTCCTCGGTTTCCTTGGCAAGCCGGTACAGTATCTCCGACTCCGGCATGTGACAGCCGTCACCGGCCATTTCATGCTCGTCCCGCTCCCAGTCGGTGATTTCTACAATTGTAAACTTAGGCATTGTCTTCTCCTATTCATCCGCGGCGGTAGGTCCGAGTTTGTCGACGACCTCCACGGTTGACTTGTAGTAAATCCAGGCTCCCAGCCCCTGCAGGATCTGGGAGTTGGTGATTCTTCCGGACTTCTTGGTCTCAAGGTAGTCGGTGTGCCTGCCGATCCACCACTCGATCCACTTCTGCATTCCCTGCGAACCGGCGGTGCGGGCCTTGTCGGCCTGCTCCATCGAGAGCCCACAGTGCATGAAGGTATTCCGAAGAATTCTGGCTATGTGCTCCCGGTGCTCCTGCGGGAACACCACCCTGAGCTTCTTGGGCTTCGAAGCTTTGGCCTTGTCTTTTACGACCGTGGCATCAGCTGTTTTCCTTTTCCTCCCCATTGTCCCTCCTTGGCCTTGGCACAAGATAGAAGTCCTTGCATACCTCCTCGATGTGCTTGTCTGTCCATACCGGTTCGACAGTTCTGTCCACCGAGTCCTGATACCACTCCTTCAGGTTCCCCTCGGACCACGACAGCTCTTCAAGCATGTGGTCCACGGCGGTCTCGAAATGGTTTGGCTCAGGTTGTGAGAACGGGTTCCTGAGCATGTCAAGCTTGTCGGCTGTGCCAAATCCGTTTACAAACTCGCGCCAGTGCTGAAGCCTCTTCTCCGTCATCTCCTTTGAGAAGATGAACTCAGGGCACGCTGGGCGCTCGGCCGCCACTCCGGTCACCCCACGGCGGCAGTACACGCCGCCTTCCTTGGAGCACCGGTAGCGCGAACAGTTCGCACATTTCAGCTCCATAAGGGCTGGCGTATCAATAGGTTTCATAATCCCTCCAATGCCGCGTTCTCGTCTCCGGACAGGCACGCGACGACCCTGTCCGCGAACTCTTTCTGGAAGCTGACGTTCTTTCCGTCCTTTAGCATTCCTGACAGGAGGTCTATGTCGGACTTGCGAAGGCGCACCCTCACCGTCTGGGCCAGCTTCGCCCTGTGTGCGCTGGCCTCCTCACGCTTGCGGAGCTGTTCGCGCACCCAGCTGCGGACGTTGTCGTTGACAAGCTTCCTGAACTCGGCGGCGCTTCCGCAGCCGTCGTGGTTTTTGACGCGCATGAACGCATACCTTGCCCGTCTTCTGGCATCTCTTATCGTGTACGACCTCCTGTTATCAAGCAGATCGTCGGTGGCGTTGCCGTTTTCAATGAGGTCACGCCATTCATTCATCCACCCGTTGAGCATCGCAAGCGTAAACGAGTCTCTCGTGAACTCGCCGAAGCAGTGCCACTCCTGGTACAGGTGCTGAAGGCATTCCGGGATGAAGTCTTCTGCTGCCGCGATAGGACCGACCTTAAACCCGGCCGCCTGGCAATAATCCATGATCCCGGTCACAAATTCGTTCATCACGTCCCAGTTCGGGCTGGTATTGAACAGTTCATCGTCAGTCATTACCAGTTCGGGGTACTTTCGTGAATCCACTTTCACTTCCTCTTGCCTCCGTTGACCCGGCGTTTGTTCAGGCGGATCTTTTTCTGGCTGGGCCTTGCGAACTTCGGGTTCTTCGGTTCCTTCCCGCAGTCGGGAACGTAGTTGAAGAGCCCAGACGTCTCGTACTTGTGCCAGTGCGGCAGAACCGCATCCTTTTCAGTGTCCATGTTCATACAGTCTCAAACCTCCGTTTCTGAGGATTCCAACACTTCATCTCGTCGACCGGGTCGGTTAGCGCCTTCTTGACTCTTGCGGCCTTCATGTTCCAGGCCTGCATGGCCTTGGCCATGGCCCACGAGTCGGACGCGCCTCCCCGCTCAACCTCCATGTGCATGGCGCCAAAAATAGGTTTGCAGACAATCTTTACGGACGCCCCGCCCGGAGACCGGTCCCAGTGCACGGACGGCCGGCGCCTGCACATGGGGCACCGGTCGATTCTGATTTCGGTGTAGCTACTCATCTTCAAGTCCTCGGAAACAGTTTCTCGGACAGGAACTCATCAACCTCGAATGGGTATGGCGCCATGTCGAGCCACCTATCCTTCGACGGGCGGTCTGGGTCATCATCCGACGGAAACGCATTGCACATGAACTCGTGCGCGTAATTGCACTCGGCGATGTCCATTCGGCCGTTGTAGAGGTCGCGTCTTGTAAGCCTGGGGTGGTTTTTGCCCCTGGTCCTGCTGCGCGTGACCTCCTTCCATTTCGGCATGTCAATCACGTAGAATCCCGTGTCGTAATCGTCGTCCTTCTGCGAGTCGGCCCCCGTTACGGCCAGTTCGTCTATCTTGTCCGCGAGGTCGTGCATTGAGTCGACCGTCCTGCCAAGCTCGTGGTAGTCCTCGATGAGCTGGTGAAGGGCACGGTCAGCCGATAGCTTGCCGTACCCTACATCCCTGATGATATTGTACAGCCTCACCTTCGTTGTGGCGACTCGACCCGCCAGATTCAGGCAAAAGTCGAATGCCAGATCTTTATCGCTTGCCATTTTTCTTCTCCTTCTTTACACGTTCATGTAACAGCGCCAGCTCCTCCATGAACTCCGCGCACATCCCGGCCGTCTCGTCGACAGCCACGCTGTCCACGTTGGTGATGGAAGACACGAACTCGGCCTTGCGCCTTCTGGCCTCGGGGTCTCGCCTCAGCTTCCGCCACGCGGAGAGCATGAGCTTGACCGCGGGTATCTCCCTGGTGCTTATCCATGGGATAGTGACTTCATCCTTCACCGGAACATTCATCGTCTTCCTCGAAAATTAACGAGTCGTCGTACGATACAAGTTGGTATTCCGGAGGTGCAACCGCCTTGATTCCGTGTTTCAATAGAATCTCAGATGGTATCTGCACGACTCCCCTCAGCGGGAAGTTGTTTAGAATGTATGGTAGAAAATCCTCCGGGTCGTCTAAGTTAATGCCACTGGCGTATCCGTAGTTGCACACGATGTATTCCGCCAGATCCGGGTCAACAGTGACAAGATCGGAGATGGCCGCCTTGACACGGTTCTTAAACTCCTTCACAGCATCTTCAAATCCATCCGGCTTCACGTCAGACGACACCAGGTATTCCTCAGTGTAATCGTACCGTGCGTCACCCTCGCTGTCCTTGATGTCGAGCTCGATTCTGAAATTTCTGCTTGCCATCGCGTGTTCATTGACAGCTTCCACAATCATTGCGGCCGTCTCGTTGTCCGGCGGGTAGCAGCCAGAATCGGTCTGGACAACCGGGTTGCCGTTCGCGTCACGAATCGGCCAATCCGTGAATTCAGGCCCGACCTTGTCCAGGTCGAGCGTCCACGGAGTAGGACTCTTACTGGTCATTGCTCACCTTCTTCCTTGACCTGCTTCGTCCGCCACGTGGAAAGCGCGTCTGTCGCGGCATTCAGCTGCGGAGCCAGCACGGAAAGCACGCTTTTCCCGACGTACTTCGCCGCGTTCTCGTGGTAGTCGTGAACCGCGTCTACCAAGTTGCGCAACGCCATGTACACGGCGCCGCCATCCCAGGAACACATCTTGGGATGACAGCCGTACATAGGCGAATTGCACCCGTTGGGGTCTCCATAGTACTTGCACTGAAGAGGCTCTATCTCGCCGTCCATGCACTTCGCACATGTGTCTTCCCAGTTAGAGTCTGGCTCAGGTTTCGGAACCATGTCCTCTACAAGAATTCCCTCATTCGGCACGACCTGCTTCACGCGGTCGTCGTACAGGGTTATCATCAGCCCGTCCTTCTGGTGCGTGATCTCTGGGATGAACCTGAGGTTCTTAAGACACCAATCCATGATGAATGTCTTGGCATTCCAAAGGCGCGTGTGGTACAGGTACTTCAGCGTGCTGTCATTCTGACGGACGTAACCAGGTACTCCGGACTCGAAGTATGGGTTGGGCCGCAGCTCCGGAACGTCCCTCGGTGCCACGCGGGCCGTCATGATCTTGACGACATCGCCGGCGTCGTGCATACGCTTCATGAGCTGGACCATCGGGGTGATTGGCTCGCCTATATGGTCGATGCCTTTCCATCCGTCGTACATGGCCAGTGTACCGTCGAGGTCGAACCCGTACCAGCCCTTGCCGGCTGCGCCGTGTGTGTCATTCGTCATCGTTTCCGTTGTCTCCATTGTCGTCCCTCCCGAACCATCCTTCAACTTGAGGATATGCATTCTGTATCCAGAGCTTGCACTCCTTCAGCACCTCCAGTTTCGTCTCGTCGGAATTCCAGAAACGCGTAAAGTCGTCCATCTCCTGGTTGTACTCCCAGGCCATCAGCGCGATCTGGTAGTCCGTGTACTTGTCGAATGATATGCCGGTTTTCTCCGGCTCGTTCCACTCCAGGCACAGGTAGATGACCTCACGCGCCAGATAGCAGTCGACACCGTCCTGGTACCAGGCGTTGAAGTCCCAGTGGGACGTCTCGAGCTTGGCCCGTTCCTCAAGGGCCGTGTAGACCCCGCATACGTCACGTTTCATGAGTTCCTTTCCGCTATGAGTACGGTCCAGACGCTGTCTCCATCCTCGATGTAGAACTTGTGAAATTTGTCGTCAAACGGGACGTCCGCAGCGTCTGAATAATGTTTTTCCCAGTATTCGCGGATCTTTCTTTCCGCCGCGTTCTTTCTGGAAAATGACCCGAAAAGAACGTTAGCCACGATCTGCTCGCCGCGGCCGGCGTTGCTGATTGCGCCCGTCTCAACGATGTAGTATGTTTTAGCCATTGTCTACTCCTCGCTGAAAATCTTGCTCCAGCACTTGTCGCAGGTGTGCGATATCAGCATCTCACGCTCGCCCGGAGAAAGGTATGGGAAGGCGTCCTGACAATGCGATCCGTCATTCCACGCGTCCAAATCCTGCGGGCGCACTTTTATGAGGTGCTTCTCGCCGCACAGCCGGCAACTGGCCATAAGTGTGATGGTGCGGTCTTCGTTGCGTATGATCTCCACTTGTTAGTCCTCATGTTCGTTGTCGTACTTGAATCCGATGGAGAGAATGTTCTCCACTGGGATGTACTCTGTCCCGTCAGAAAACCGCGCTACCACGAAACGGCCCTTGAAGAACTCAAGGTCGTCCGGATCTGTGGCAAGCGGGTCTTGCGCCCCGTAGTCAATTGATATAAGCGACACGAACCTGTTACGGTTCTTGGATGTGTCTCGCTCTTTTTGGATGATCTGCTGGATTTCAGTTGTTGTAAGATGCTCAGTTCCGTTTGTCATAGTGTTTCTCCAATAGGTAAAGGGGACGGTTCTCCCACCCATCCCTTGTTTTGAACCGGCCTAATACCGTGGCAGTTCCAGAGATTTCGTTCCAGCGAAGGAACTAATCTAAGGAACCGCCAGGTATTAGGTCGGTTCGGTGTTACAGGGCAGCCATGAGCAGCCCGAGAAGCGGCCAGAAGCCAAAGGCCGCGGCCATGCTGAGAGACGCACCCAGCATTCGGTCAAGCGGACGAGCCGCAAGATGTCCGAAGAGGTGCCGGATGACAAGGTAGCCGGCGAAGGCCACTCCCGCCGAGAGGGTCGCGCCGGCTGATATTACCAGCATCGCGCCCATAATGCCGACTGACGTCATGGACAGGATGCTGATTATGTAGCCGATGCCGACCGAGGCCGCCCCGAGCCCAAAGGCCCAGAGCAACCCCGACTGGGGCAGGCGCACCCAGTTACGGAGCTGATCCGCCGTCAGCGCGTCGCCGGGGAGCATTTCGCTCCCGCATGCGTCGCAGTAGCGGCCGTCGCCTGCAAGAGGCGACCCGCAGTAGGGGCAGAACTTACTATCCATTCTGCACCTCCACCTTGGCGACGATGGGTTTCCACGCGACATTGCTGCGCGTGGTGGCGGACATCCTCCGCTGTGCCTGCTCACGCATGAGGCGCTGGGCCTCGAGCCTAGGGGAGATCGCGACCTTATGTTCGCGGGGGGTGATCTCAAACCCCTCGCAAACTACCACGCCGTCTTGTACGGCGCGGCCGAAGAAACGTTTCTTCATTGTGTTTCCTTGGTTGTGGAACCTGCCGTATTACGCGTCCTGACCATGCACCCGCATGGCCGAGTCCGTAATAGTCGGGCCCCGGTAAATTGTTATAACTCCGTTAGGCCTTTTATTAAGCCACACGGATAACAGGTAAAAGGAACGCTCACAGGCGCGGCTCCCTTCGTGCATCGTCCGTATTCACCGCTGGATGCGGCGCACGGACGATGCACTTCTTTCCATCTGGGGGCTTTCACCCCCCAACGCCTGTACGTTGGGGTCGGTCTTTCCCGACTGCCACCCGACTACCCGCGGGCCTGCGGCCCCGGGTGCCTCTTGGTGTACCTGGGACCGAAGTCCCGGAAGAACTTGCGTTCCTCCTCGGACTTGTTCTCGGTCAGGCGGTCCGGACGTGGGGTCGCCCAGTGGACGACCACACCCTCCGAGACCCGCTCGACCTGTTCGGTACGGGTACGGTCGGCGAAACGCCGGTTGAGGTTGTCGGGCTTGCCCTTGCCGAAGGAGCGATACGGCGCAGTTGTTTTCATAAAAATCCTTTCCTATGAAGGTTACTAGCCTAGTGGGCCACCAAGCTTCCAGAAACCCAGACGCAACGTGCGCCTGTAAGTCCGCTGGAGCACCTGGCCTTCCACCTCGCCCCTGGCCTTGCGACCTGGGGCTTTACCGGCCTAAGCCGGAAAACGTTCCACTACCGCCGTTGGCGCGGTGTACTCGCACGGACCGTGGACATTCCGTGCAGGCGTCTCATTCAACCAGCCTCACCTTTCGAGGGGTTTTTGGCATGCCCGGGTAGGGGAGACGCTCACCCATCCGGAATTATCCTACGCCCGAGAAACATGGCATTGCTGCCGATGTTCCGACGTACCTCGCATACCCTTCCGCGCATGTTGCCAACCACTTGCGCGGGGGATCGCTCTTTACATGGACCATGGGGCGGATGCGAGAATTCCACATGGCCCGAGAAGCTGAAATGACGTGGACTGCTTCGAAACAGGCTTGGCCCGAAACAGTCTTTTGCTGCGGCAGTTATACCATCGTTATGATCCGCAGCCGGTGGACCGTCATTCCACCTGGGCACCTCTGGAAGAAGGCTATCCCTGATCAGCCCCTATGCTCCCCGGATTAAGGAGCTGCTTAGAGGTTAGACACGTAGTCGCTAAGCCATGCCCTCACGACTTATAACCTGTTGCGTTGCCAAACCACAACAAGCCGGAGCCCGTGTCTGAACTCCATACCGGTTACTTGATTCCGGCATCCCCTCACCGCCACCCGGGGGAAGGTCACGCGCCGTCCGGGCGCGTGCGACAAGTCCTGCGTGGTAATCCATCTCCACGCAGTTTTATCTTAACCGACGAGCTCGCCGGCCAGACCTGCCGCTCTCAAGTGTCCCGCTTCCACGGGATCCGGGGTGCGTCCCATTCCAGATGACCCCAGAGCAACGGGAAACGGTTTCGTCACCGAACCATGCCGATGCGTAATCTTCCCCGTGTAAATACTTATAACGTATTTTATGCGTTTTTTAAGCCATTTTACCCATGTCTCAAAAAGGTAAAAAAGAGTGCGGTTACTAGCCGCCTCTTTTGTTCCCGGCGTGCACGCGCCGGGGCCTTGAAGTTTGTGAAACCCCCACGTGCATGGGGTGCGGTGGCTAGTCCTCCAGACACGCCGTGGCGAACTGGAAGGCCGCCGAGCGCGTGGAGAACCCGGCGATGAAGCCGGCGGCATGGCAGAATACGCCGCCAGTCGTCCCAGCGGCCTCGTCAAGGCTCACGCCGCGGAGACCCCGGAACTTCTCCGGGATCAGACGGCGGGAGTCGAACGGGCTGTAGGGCTTATCCGGGTCGGCGGCGCAGAGGACGCGCCAATCCGACTCGGACTCGGGGCTGATGAAGTAGATGCAGGCGCGCTTCTTCTCCCACATCATCTTCTTCACGTCAGCCAGACGCGAGGCGGAGGAGAAGATGACGATTGGAGCGTCACCAAGCTCATCCATCTCGCGCTCCGCAGCGGCCTTCGCCTTGGCCGCCGCCCGGGCCGCCTCGACGAGGTCGACGACGAACTCTGTCATCTTTTCAACGACCTTCGCGAACGCCTCGTCGGGGTTCTCGCCGCGGGCGCGGGCCGCCTGGCACGCCGCGTGAACCCAGGGGTTCACATTGACCGTGGACATACCGGTGTCCATCGCGGCCGTGGCGATCACGACCGGCTCCAGGACCTCCCACACCTCGCGGGGCTGGGTGCGAGAGTTGCGGAGGAGGGCGAAGACACGAGTGCAGGCGGCTACCCCGGCCTCGGCCCTGGCCCCGTGGTGGTCGAGGAGACCCTCCCCGACGTCGACCCGGAGGTCGGCCTCGGAGAGGACCTTGGGGTCACGGGTCCTAGTCCACGTGATCTCCGCGCCTGAGAGGACGCGGAGGAGAGCCAGAGCCAACGCCTCGTCGGCGTGGAACTCCTGCCCGCTATGGACCGCGACGTGGATGGACGCCACGTCGTCGATGAGCTGGGCCTCCCCGTCCCAGCTTTCGACGATAACCTCACGCTCCTTCGAGGTCAGAAGGTCCCCGTTGAAGGGGAGGTTGGAGAGGGCGTATGTGTTCATGTTCTCGTTCATGATTACGACCCTTGGAACCTTTGGTTAAATTTCCGGCGCCTTTCTTACACCGGGGTACTCCGTACAATGGAGAAAGCTCCTTGGGTATCTTTTTATAACCTGTATAAGGTAAATCTTAACCATTTTTCCAATAGGTAAAAAAATCCCGGCCGGCTCCTTGGCGGCGGGGATTTTCCTGTTCATCCTGCTTTGGCCTTTTCGCAGGCCGCGCAGGGTTTGTGTGACTGTCCGAAAAACTGGCAGCCGGAGCACACCGGGCCCCAGTTGTCAGTCGTGTCGTATGGACCTGCGCTGTCATTCTCATAGGCCTCTGTCCAATCGTCCTCCCAGAAATCAGGTTCATAGAGGACTATGAAACTCTTTTCCCAGTCGGACTGCGAGTGCTCCTTTTCGGAGAAGTACCAAAAATCCTTTTCAGGGTCTGGCATCTTTCCGGTGAACTGTGACCGGAACAACCGCCAGCACTGGTCAACCGTTTCCGGTATTACAGTACCAACAATTGGAGTCTTGAGAATGATTTCCCCATCAACGGTTCCGCCAAGGTACGGCATGGCGTAGCCGCCGTCCCAGCCGGTAAGCCCGAAAATGGTCTCAATCGGGTTCGCGCCCTGGGCGTAGACGGAAATCCCTGTGGGGTCTTCGTCTCCGCTTTCCTCAATGTCCTTTACCGGGCACACCAGCCAAATTCCCGGGTCACCGTCTTCTTTAATCCACTCCCGGAAAACCAAGCCGAGAGCGGTTTTGCCTTCGAACGAGAATTGACGGACTTGCCCGAGTTTAACCTCGTCGGGCTCAGAGGGAGCTAACAGTGTGTTCATACTTTGTTATAACCTTTTTCTACAATATGTTTACAACCTGTCAATAACTTAAAAGGCCGCCCCTCTTGCGAAGGACGGCCGTGATATTTGGTTTGATTTGAACCTATCTGAAGACAAGTCCGTCAAATCCTGACCCGATGACGGTCCTCACGGGGTTTTGGCTCTTGGCGGCCTTCTTGGCCGTCTCCCACACGCTGTCGTACGTGGCGCCTGACTTCATGCCTTTTTTGATGCCGTTGGTCAGCACGCCTCCGTTGTCGTCCCCGTATGAGTAGCTATTTGCCGGACACCCGGACCACACCAGGATGCCGTGGCTCTTTGCTGCCTCCACTTCGGAGTTGTCTCTGGCCGTCGCCACTCCTTCCAGCATCTTGAACCGAAATCCGAGGTTTACTACCTCTGGCTGTTCCACGTCGCTGCTTGCTGTGGCCTCCCTGAACATGGTTGCCGAGTGGCAGCAGTCGAATATCATCACGACCCTACCCTTGGCCTTTGATACCATGTTCCAAATCTCGTAGTCGGGCAGCGGGCCGTTGTTCAGGCACAGGAACTCAGACATGCCGTTTTCCCCCTTCGGGTCCCTACGCTGGCCACCGTGTCCGGAATAATAGAATATGCAAAGGTCCTTCTCCAAAGCGCCTCTAAGCGCTTCTGACACGGCTGTCGTAGTGGCGTTACGGCTTTGCAGAAGCGTAACCGACCCGTACTTTCCAAGCCTGCTAGCCATTGACGTCGAATCCACCTGCGCGCCGGGGCATGCACCGTACTTTGCCGACGTCTGCATGCCCACGCACACCACGGCGGTGTCCTTGCGGCTCGTGAGCTTCGCCTTGCCCACCAGCATGTTCCAAAGTAGCTTTATCTTGTCAATCAGCATGTTTTTACCTCCAAAAGGCAGGCGTGGGGCTTTTCACCCCAGATCTCCCGTCGGCTCCGGAACCTCAGGGCGTTCTCCGTGCATATGCGCCAAACCCCGTCTAGTAGAGCTGCAGATTCCTAGACGTCATAGGTCGTCGCATACGCCTTTGTTGAACTATCCGCGCAGAAACCAGACTCAACGTCATCCGTCTTGTTCCAGCCTTCCCAGCCGAACTCGTTGGTCAACTGCTCCATCTTGACGGATGAAACGTAAAGAAAATAACGGCGCGCCTGCCACCAGTGGTATTTTTTACGCGCCAGGCGGCGCACATTCTTGGCCAACACGGCGTTGGCCTCAAGAAACTCCTCGTGCGTTCCGCCCTTGACGTAGTCCATGTCATGCACCATCACGGCTTCCAGCACGTCCTGGAACACCCAGGACAGTATGTCACGAAGCTCCTGCGACCATCTGTCGGGCCCAACTCCATTGAATTCGTCGCAAATCTGCTCGTACGTGAACTCGTTTAACACTTCGCGGTGCTTCAGCTTGTATTTTTCGGCGCGTGATATGAGTTCGGCGACGTCTGGGATGCCGTAAGACATGAAATTTTCGGCAAAAGCTACGTTTTCGCCGAATTTTTCATGATTTTTGCCTGTTTTTAGGTCAAAAATGGTCATTTTTGCACCAATTTCCCGGTTTTTCTCCAAAAATCACCGATTTTAGCGAAAAATTTCCGGACAGCGCACCAAAAACACCCAAAAAACGACAGCTCGAACACAGACACCACGATTTTTTCCGGAAACTCGGAAATATGCACGAAACCTGCGTCCTTGGCCGCCCTTTTCACCTTCAGGCGCAGTTTGTTGCCTGAAATTGGCTCGCCCGTCTCAGACTCGTAAACCGAAGCGCAGTCGTCCCACGTCATGTGGTTAACGTCGTGCATGGCTCTGAACTTTAGGATAAACAGTCTTTTAAGCTCTCTTTTTTCAAGCGAAGCATGGCTAAAAACACGCGAGTACATCTCTAAGTCACCCGTCCGGGAACAACCGCTTGTAAAGATCGGAAATTCTCTGGTTCAAGTCGTTTATTGCCATTGTTACCGTGTCAAACTGGCCTCTTGTGCTCTCTTCAAACGCCGCGAGTTCCGACTTCACCCCGGCCATGTCGCGAGTAAGGTCGTTAAGGCCGTTTACCCACGTGGAAACCTGTGTCATAACGGTGCTGATGTCAGAGGCTATGGAGTCGGAAACGCGTCTAAGCTGCGATATCTCTGACTCTGCGGTGTCCATTCTTCCATCCAGCGATGCGACCGACCCTTCCAGGGACTGTACTCGGGTTTCATCGCCTGACACCCGGTTGCCAAGGGCTGAAATATCGTCTGAGTTCCTATCGGACTGATCCTCCACATTTGACACTCTGGATTCCACGCTGTCAAATCTGCCGTTCACGGAGGACATGTCATCTGACTGCTTTTCGGAAAGGCAGCCAATGTCGTGGGCGTTATCCAACAATCCAGCGTCAACTTGGTCAAATTTGGCCGCAACGGCGCTCTCATACGTCTCCTGGCGGAGCGAAAGGTCTATGTCACCCTCTTTTCTGGCGCTAATTTCAGCCTCCAGGTCAGCTGCCAGCTTTGACGCCTCCTTTACGCCTTCAGGGAGGCATGACACGTCCACAAGTCCAGAACCGTTGAGCTTCACCAGCTTGGAGGCGTGCTTGGCAGACCCGCCTTCAACGGTCGAGCCTCGAACACCCTGAAACATTCCGCCTATAGGCTTGAACCTGTTGTCCATCAGTCTATCCTCACCATTGGGACTAGAACGTCCCCTATTTTTATGCCGTGCTCGGTGCAGTATCCAGCCGGAAGCTCGATCGCCTGCACGGAATCGGCGCTTTTTCGCGGGTACAGGGTCCTTCCAAGTTTGTCCTTGGCCATCGCCACCTTCTCTGTGACGGCGCCGCGTTCATCCAGGTAGCACAGGTCAAGCGGAAATTCCACATCCTTCATCCAAAACGGGCCGTGGCAGTCGAAGTACATACCGGACGACTTGCCGAGCGAAGCTCTTTTTGAGAGCCCCCTGGTACGCAGGGGCTGCGTGTCGGCTATCTCGACGAACGCCGCGCACTTGGTCTTACCAGTTTCGCCGTCCTCGAACTTCATCAAGACGCGCTTCGGTACGTCGTCGCCAGCCATGTGGCCGACGGCAGGTATCTTCTTGACCAGTTTTGACAGTTTTCTCATTTACACCCTTACCACACGTAGTCGTACTTGGGAGCCGCGTTAAACGCTGAATTTTCAAGATTGTCAAGCGCAGACGTGTATTTTGTGTAATATGGATGGACTTTGGCTTCGTGCTGCCTGAGTTTCCACAGTTTGTCTGTGGCTTCATTTATTTTTGACTGTATGTTAGACCTGGTTATTCCAGGACGTATGGCCACGATGTCATCCGCAAAGTCCCCTCGTCCGGACCAACCACGCGGAAACGGATTTGGATTTATAGTGCCATCCATGACGCCTTGTTCATAGTTAAGCGTTTTAAGCTCGTCCAGAATAGGTGCCTTCCGCTTTCTTATTTCGTAGTTGACCCTTTCAACCCTGTTAAGCTTGCGGCGCAGTTTCGCGTACTCGGGGTTTCCGCTTACAAGTTCGCGGATATAGTTGCTACGCCTTATCCCGGATATAGGTACCTTGCGCCCAAACGTGCGTTTGACAAAGTCCATCACTTTTGAATACGTGGCAGACGGCGAAAACCCGAATCTGGCTAAGGCGGCGGATTTGACTAGTCCACCGCGCATTTTCAAAAGCTCAAGCGCGGCGTCTTCAGCTATGCCGTATTCGGCGCATTTTGTTATAAACCCGTATTCGTATGGTGTCATTGGCGTATATCCTGTTAATCCTGCGCACACGCATCAGGTCCAAATACGGCTCTGGCAGCTTCGGCTACATGGCTGTCAACGCGCTTCACCTCTTCCGGGGATCGTACAGACCCGTTGTCAGATACGGGAGAACCACTGTAAACCATCGCCTGGAAAATCATGGAGCGCTTGTTGAACTCACGGTCCTTGTTCTTCTGGCGGTTGCGGAGGTACGTTATGACCGTGCAGAGTGCCATTGCACCTCCAACAACCTGAGGTACGGCGCCTTGGATTACGGAAGCCGTTTCCTGAGACATCCCGAAAATCATCGTCGCCAGCCCGATGAGGGTTGTGACGCCTGCTATGATCTTGTCCTGGCTCATTGGTTATCCTTTCCTGAGGTTTTTAAGACCGGCATATACCTTGCGGTACATGGCCTGTTTCGCCAGCTCGGCTGCCGCGATCTTCTGGATCTCGCGCTGCCCGGCCTTCATGGCCCTGACGTACCTGTTGTGCAGGGCGAGCATCTGCGCCTGCTTAACTAGGATTTTGCTGCGTGCGTTCATTGTTGTTCTCCTTACATCTTACATTTGAAACCAGCGGCTACGGTCTGGCCCGGATTCCCAGCCGAACCCCTTTTTAGAGGCTATTTCCCGCAGCTTGCCCGTGTTTACGCTCTTGAAATCGAATTTTGGAGCAGTTGTCCATGTGCCATATACACGGGGATCAGCCCATTGTCTTGGCTTTTGCTGTTGCTGTTGCGCCGGCTGTGCCATTGGCTGCGGCTGTTGTTGCTGTTGCGACTGAGGTTGCTGTTGCGACTGAGGTTGCTGACCTTGACCAGTCCATCCCCTAATCTTTCGACCCAGGTAGTTCGCGCCGGCCATTCCAGCCATAATTGGAGCCGTAAGTGGATTTGTCCAGGCCAGGGCCTTGCCAAAGCCAGCCAGATTACGCATAAATCCGCCCTTTTGCGGTTGTGGTCGAGACTGTGCCGCCGCTTGCTGCGCGTATTTAAGGAGACTTACGCCGTCTATACCGTACTCGGCGCACTTGGTCATAAACCCATGTTCATACCTTGTCATTGTGGTTCTCCTTTAACGCGTTGATAAGACCCTTCTTGAGCAGGTCGTCGTCCACGTTCTTCAGGTCGGCCAATGAGTCGAACTGCTTCTCGATGTCGTCGACATTCTCCGAAAGGTACTGATGTATGGCTTTTCCATTCTCGTCCGAAACCAGACCTGCCCGTATGTCCTTGAGCGTGGTGTCGTCGTCGAACACCACGTCGAAAATGGGCGGGAAGTTCCCCTTCCCGTAGCCGTTCTTCTCCAGTATGATGGAACAGTACTTCTTGATGGTCGGTGAGAACGGTAGCATGTCACGGTTCATGCCAACCTCGGCAACTGCCCAGGCGGCCTCCTCGACCGTTACCGGATCGAAGGCGCCGAAGAACGGGTTGCCGTCCGAGAGGGCGTTGCAAACACCGAAGAAGGCGTCTATGCGGTTGAAGAAGGCGTCCCCGGTCATCACGACCTGCATGGCCCCCCAGCGGTCCATGAACTCCGGGCACGGATCGACCTGGAAGTCGGCCTTGAGCTCGAGGGCCACGGTGAGCGGATCCCACCAGTACGCCTCGTCCCCGTACTTGTCGCGGATTATGGCGTGGACCACTGTCGCCATTGTCTCCGGCGACTGGATGAGATCCTGCCGGACCGTGAAGGGGTCCGAGGTGTCGTGGCCGAATTGCTGAAGGAAAGGGTCCATTAGTCCATGTACAGTTCGATCGCCTTACGGAGCGCGTTCCTGTCGCGCTCCGGCAGCGCCTTCAAAGCCTTGCCGAGTTTCTTGACGTCAATGACACCCTCTTCTCCACCATCCTCCTCGGATTCCTTGGGTTCCTCGGCCTTCTCGCATTCCTCCGGGTTGCACTCGGCGTCTTCCGCGTCAAGCGTCTTGTCCGAGTCAAAACCGAACCCGCCGTCCATCATATCGGGCATGCCGCCGGAAATCGTGATGCGCATCATCCCACCCGGAACCTTCTTAGTGATGCGCATGGCCTTCATATGACCACAGGACTCGCCATCACACCCGCGAATCATGTCACCAAATCCGTCCCCCAGGGCGGAGGTGAACAAATCCATCGGGAGTCCCGCCAGCTTGGTGATGCTAAACAGGGCGTCACCGAGCTGCACGGAGTCGTCCATGAAGGCCTGGGCCTCCTTGACGTTCCTGGAGTGAAGGATCTCCATGGGAGAGCGGAAACGACGGCCATACTGGTCGTCGAAGCCCATGGCCTCATCGAACGAATCGAGAAGCGACGCGAACTTCTGCATATTGGCCTGGTAGCCCGACATCGGCATCAGCATAAGGGCCGACGCGGCCTTGGCCATTGCCCCTGCAACCTCAGGGCTGGTATGGCTGGCCATCTTCACCCGGTCCATAAGCTCCACGCCGACATCCTCGCGCAGGTTGAAGCCTTGCCCGGCCTCGCGGCGCACTGTGTCGTTGGCCTCGACACCATATTCCGCACACTTCTGGAAGATGCGCTCCGCAATCGTGCGCCTCATCTCGGGCGGATAATTGAAGCAGTTTTCCGCGAAATAGCTATTGGCCATCTTAACCCCGTGCTCGTCGAACATGGGGTACTTCTTCTCGGACGGCCAGCCATAGTTGGATTCGTCGTCAGCCGCCTTCTTCTCAGCCGGCTTGCGGGACATGAGGTCCATGACCTCGTCGACGTCCTTGCGGATGCCATACCGGTCTGCAGCCAGCTTGATGGTCTTCTCCACGATCTTCCTCATAAGGCCGGACGAGTAGTTGTCGTCCTGGGCGGTCTTGGCGAAGTACGCCGCCGACAGCCATGTGCTGGCCTTGGAGTCAATCGGATAACGCCTGTTCACACGGTCCGCGAACAGAGTGTCGGGAAGCTTCTCGGAAGCCTCCTTGCTCATGCCGTTCGGGTTCGCGTCCAGAACGTAGTCCGGGGCCTTGCCGGCCTTGCAGACGTAAAGCAGCGTTGAATGTAGAGTATCGTCAGTGATGTCCATAGCACCCCTTTGTCTGGTTTTACACACAAGGAATCCAAATATGCTATACTCATTGTAGCACAAATCTGCTTTGCAAGCAAAAGAGTAAATGAACGTCTCGCCTGACAAGCTTCTGAAACACCTCGGGTCTGCGCAGTGTCTCGACGGGAAATGGAGATGCCCTCTCCACTCCGACGGGGACATGTGCCTTTCCGCGTCTCCAGGACCCGAAGTCGTGTTTTCGTGCGCGCATCCGGTCTGCCGGTTCCGAGGCGACGCCGCTGCGCTTGTGTCGCTGGCCAGGGATATTCCACTTTCGGAGGCCGTGGGCTTATTCGCTGAAGGCGGCGAACTTGAAGACTGCATGTTGAAACCGCTTCTAGCGTCCGACGTCGAAGCGTATTTCGAGGAGGCAGACGCTCAAACGGTGCTGAAAGCATATCTGGCCAGATGCGTGAGGGCCCTCAGACGACAGCCGGAGAAAGCCGGTGTCAGAACCGGCATGTCCCTCAACAACCTCAGGCTTCTCCACCCTGAAGTCGGGCTGTTCCTGGATTCGGGTGTGCCAAGATGCCTCAGGGAGCTTACGAAGCCAAAGTACCGTAAATCTACTTTCATACTGTACCCGTTCACCATGTCCGGGGAAGTGACTCGCATAGAGGTGCTAGACCCAGCCAACCCCAGTTTCAGATACATGGCGGTCGTGACGCACCCTGACACCGGCGTGTTCGGGGAGGCGTCGGCCGACATAGGTGAACGGGTGCTGGCCGTTGAAAGGCCGGAGGTGGCCGCCAAGCTGTGGGCCGTTCATGGATCAGGCTCAACACGCCGTCCGCCGATCGTGGCGTTCCATGGCTACCCGCTGCCTGAAGCGTTCAGGAACACGACGAGAATCGACCTGCTGTCAACGGCTGACGCCCCGGTATCGACCGAGTTCCTTCTCGAGACATTGTCGGCGCCGGAGATAAAGGCCGGTCGCGCCCCGGAGATAAGGGCGGTTGACTGGAGATCGTCCGTCGACTCGCTCAGGTATGACGACATATCCGACTTCAAGGCGACCAAGGCCAGGTACAATGACCTGCAGTACATGGTGGCCAAGAGATTTGCGTCCATGGTGTCCGACGGCAAAGGCGCGGAAGTCCTGTCCGTGCTCGACTCCGTGCAGGTGCCAATGGTCGTCAGGAACCTCATAAAGTCCACGGCGGAGACACAGCTTGCCATACGTGGCGGATTCGGCGGGAACTCGGAGCCGGCGGAAAAACTGACGGAACTTCTGGGGTCGTCGGACTGCGGAGAGCCGAGCAACGTGGCCTTGGCCAACGGTCGCACCCTTCACTGCGGCCCCGACGGGGTGTTCGCCGTCAAGATGAACGGGGTCAGGGAGCCGATGGCAAATGTGGGGCTGTCGGTGGATTCCAGAAGAATGTCCGGGGACGACGAGATGTTTGAGTGTACTGTGACCGCCAGAGGGGGTTTCCCCGCCGTTTCAGTGAGAATGGCCTGGAAAGACCTTGTAGCGGACAGGATGAGATCAGTGGTGCAGAAAGCGTATTCTGAACTTGGGCTCAGCCCGTATGTGGCGTTTTACACCGTGGCGGGCTTCGCGTGGCGAGACGTGGTGTCGAAGCTGGCTGAAAACTGCCGTGTTGAAAAATCTGAACCCGTTGAGCTTGGAAAACCGGTGAAATGCGGGTCGCTAAAGCTCAAACCAATCAAGGAGGGTGAATGAAGACAATAGGAGTGCTGGTCGCGGATAGAATGGGGCAGATGTCGCAGTCGTTCTGCCTGCAAAAAATGAGGGAGGCTAAGTTCGAGGTTACCATAGTGGTTTCCAAGTACTTCAGCGGGTCGGTGCGGGCAGACTGCAAGGTCGCCGACATGGCTTCGCTCAGAAAGACGCTTGGCAGGTTCGACGATGACGACCTAGTGGTGTGCTCGCCGATGCCAAAGGCCTACCACGTCATGGCCGCGAAAGGGGCTCCGAAACCAGGCATGTCGTATGCGTTCTCGCAGCATTTCCAAGCTGTTGAAAAGCCAATGTCGGAAGAGGTGCTGGACAAGATAGCCAAAGGAGGCAGCTTCTCGTTTACCGCGGGGAGTCTCAGAGAGGCTTCAGGCCAGCCTAAACCAACTGCCGTTGACACCACCGTGCAAACCGCGGATACCGGATCTAGGACATCTAAAACGCACAGCCGTGTCATAGTGGGGCTGGCCTCATACCCCGCCCGTGAAGATGGCATGATGGCCGTAGTGAAGGCGATTTCACCGCAGTGCGATGAAATGCACGTCGCGCTCAACGAGTACGAGGGAGACAGGCTGGCAAAGGTCCTCAGGCGTCTTGAGCCATATAAAAACGTGTTTCCAAAGGCCTATGCGGGGGAGGACGACCTGGGATGCCAGAATAAGTTCCGGGCCGTTGACTTGTGCGGCGACTACGACTATTTCCTGACCGTGGACGATGACTGGCTATACCCGGCGAATTATGTGGCTAAAATGGTTTCTGGATGCGCGAAGTTCGACGGCGGGGCGTTTGTATCGTGTGAAGGCGTTCTATACCAAATGGGCAGGGACGGCCGGCTCGACGTGTCTAAGGCCGCGAGATATGAGTCGACTATGCGCACGTGCACATCGTTTGTGAAGGTATCTGTGCCGGGCAATGCCACAAGCTGCTGCATGCCGCGTAAGATAGGTCTGTCGTTCGACCAGTTCAAGACTGCGAAAAACACGGGTGACGATGAGCTTGTGGCCAAATACCTGCTGGATACGGGCATAGACATGTATGTGGTTCCACATGTCTACAGCTGGATAAAGCCTAACAGGGTCGTCAGGCGGATCAGACCGCTGTCATCGTCCATGGACGCAGTGCTGGAACGGCGAAAACTGCTTATAGACGATCACGCCGTGGCGGTTGGTGAAAACGACATGGAAAATGCAACAACGGCGCAGGCAACGCCCGTGTACGGCGGTTCCGGAGTCACGTTTCACGTGGTGACCCCGTTCTTCAACAGTTCCGGGCAGCTGAAGCGGTGTCTTGAATCCGTGGCGTCCCAGGAGTTCGACATGTCAAGAATCTCCATGACCGTGGTGGATGACGCCTCCGATGAACACGAGTCCAATGAGGCTCGCTCGGCTTGCGCAAGATACGGGTTTGTCACGTTTGTGAGAAATGAAAGCCGCACAATGGCCGGAGGGGCCAGAAACACGGCGCTTGACCTAGGTGTTGAGAGCGACTACGTTGTGTTTCTCGACTCCGACGACGTGCTGTACAACCGGCGTTCAATGGCGAATCTGGCGGCCGAGATTGAAAAAAACGGCCGTCCGGACGTCATGCTGTGCGCATTCGTCTTCGATAAAAGCGGCCATACCAGGAAATTCACCGCCCGCAATCCCGAGCAGATGTCACGCGAGCAGGCCATAGCCCCGTGGACCAGGGTGACTAAGTCCGAAAAGGTGTGCCGATTCATCCCTGACAGGCGCATGGCCAACGACGTTGTTCAATTTCTAAGGCAAGTCGACTCGGTTGACAGCGTGGCGCATACGTCGTTTCCGTTCATACGGTACATGAGCGACAACAAGCTGAGCGGCTGGAACAATGCGTCGGTGAGAAAACGGTGGGATGCGGTAATGGCGCTGTGCATGGCGGCCCCAGACGTGCTTTCCGAGAAGTTCGTCAAGCCTTACACAAAGGCAAGGGCCAGGTCTCTGGTGGTGCAGGAGGCCCGCGACGCGTATGACGCCGCCAGGCAGATGGCCGCGCAGGACTTTCCATGGTAGGAGACCCGATATGAACGGACTTAGAAAATGCGTAGTGGCGATAGCCAGAAACGAAAACGACTACATCGAGGAATGGCTCAAACACTACATCGGACTTGGATTTCGGAAAGCAGTGGTGTTCGACAACAATGACATGCCGGGGCTTAAGTCCGCTGTAAACAAGTTCGGGCTTGGCGACTTCTGCGAGGTTAACGAGAAATACGTCGGAGTGAGGTCGTTTGTACAGTGCCGGGCGTATCTTGACACGTTCAACAGGCTGCGCCACGAGTTTGACTGGTTTGGTTTTTTCGACATTGACGAGTTCGTGGACGCCGACGTGTCGCTGGACGAATTCCTCTCCGACGCCAGGTACCGCGGGTTTGATGAGATAAGGCTTCACTGGCGCATATTCGGTGACTGCGGGCTTGTACGGCGCGACAGCCGGCCGGTGGTTGAAAGGTTTAAAACGCCGCTGCCTCTGGAATTCAATGAAAACAGGGAGTGCAAAAGCTTTGTACGCGGGTCGTGCGCGCCGTACAAGTTCAGCTGTCACGGGGCTGCCGGGGTGAGGGCGTGCGACACGCTGGGCCGGCCATGCGAGTGCTTCATGGAAAAAAACGCCGGACCAGCCACGTGGCACATGGCCAGAGTCAACCACTACCGCACGAAAACCATAGAGGAGTTTGCACGATGCAAACTTGGCCGTGGCGACGACTGGAACAAGTACAGCAACAAGCTGTCCGAGTTCTACAAGATAAACGAGCGCACCCCGGAGAAAGACGCCGTCGTGGCGGAGATCGCGGCACATGGCAGGACGCCGACGCCGACGGCGACACCGACACCGACGCTGCGCGACAGGGCCATAGCCTTCACCAAGGGATACGTGCATGGAGATTTCATCGGCAACCCGCGCACAATACAGGAAAAGATCGCCCATATAAAGCTGTTCGGGATCAAGCCTGAAATGACAAGGTGCGCCGACAAGCTTCAGGTAAAGGACTACGCACGCGAAAAGCTGGGCGTTGACATCTGCGTGCCGGTAATAGCCGTGTACAGGTCGGGAGACGAGATTGACTTTTCAAGGCTTCCCGAAAGGTTCGCGCTCAAATGCAACCACGGCTCACACTACAACATCATAGTGGGGGACAAGTCGAGGCTTGACAAGGCATGGGCGGTGGGGCAAATAAAAAAATGGCTGTCCGAGGACTATGCGCTCAAAGGATATGAACTGCAATACCACGAAATACCGAGAAGGGCCTTTGCGGAGAAGCACGTAGGAGGAAACAACGGAAACGAAGCTGTCGACTACAAGTTCATATGCTTCAACGGGGTTCCGGCATACTGCCAGGTGGTATCGGGGGCGGGAACACGCAATGCGGTTCTCAACTACTATGACATGGACTTCAAGTTCGTCGACATATGCCGGCTTGACTACATAAGGAACAACCGGTCGGTAATGCACCAAAGGCCGAAATCGTTTGAATTGATGAGGGAGTACGCATCCAGGCTGTCCGAGCCGTTTGACTTTGTGCGGGTGGACTTCTTCGAGCTTGATGGAAAACCGTATCTTGGAGAACTGACGTTTACGCCCGCCAACGCCAGGCAAAGATACGCCGGAGACCCAGGTACAGGCCTCATGATCGGAAACATGCTCAGGATAACGAAATGAACACACTGCCCGTAGTTCTGTTCACCAGGAACCGGACCTGCTGCGCCTGCGCGACGGTCGAGGCTCTTCTCTCGCATCTCAAGTCCACGGGCTGGGAACAGCGTCACATCCTGTGCGACGACATGTCCGAGCCCGGCCATGTAGAGGCGGTTTTAAGAGTGTATCGCGCACATGGGATACGGCCATCGGTACACGTCACGGCCCCAAATCGCCACGGTCTCGGCGCCGTCATGAACCTTGGCCTGCAGGACGCCTTTTCCGACCCTTCGGCGACGAAGTGCTTAAGGATCGAGGACGACTGGCTTCTTAAGTTCGATCTGGACATAGGGCCGTGGATGGACAAGATGGACCGGCTGCGAATCGGGTCCTTGAGAATGGGGATGATGTTCCGCAAGCGGCACGAGCTCGTCAGATTCCCAAACGACACCAACGATGTGACCGCGAACCCGGACCTGTGGCGAATAGCCTCCGCCGATCGCCAGATGTTCACGTTCAACAACCAGGTGGCCATAATAACGCGGGAGATATACGACCTTGTCGGACAATACCCTGAAAACGCCAAACCGGCGGTCGTGGAACGGTATGCGGCGCAGAAGTACAACATGAAGACAGACTACGGGTCAAAACCGCCTTTCGTCGCATGGCCGGTCGGATGGGAGACGCAGGTCCACTACGGGGATCACATCGCGTTCGCCCATATAGGCGTGTCGATATCCGGACATCAGCACTTGTACCACATACCGCAGAAATACATGGGGTACAACGACCATGAAAAGGACAAGACGCTGCGTGAACGGGCGCTTGCCAGAGCCTAGGGGTAGTAAAGCAGTACGTTCCCTATGCTTGGTTCGTTGCCTTCAAGGGCCCGCCTGGCTTTTATATGTGGTATCCCAGGCAATGCCGAAAGGTATACCAACGCAGACTTTTTGGATGGGAAGGTAAAGACTTTCTTGCCTATCTTGACCGTGACTGGCTGATTTGACGAAGCGTCTTTTTCACTTTCGTTTTTCTTTCTTTCCGGAAGACCGTCGTGTTTTGTCCTGGCGAAGTGCTCGGCGTCCTCTTCTGAGATGCGTTTCGCGATACGCCTTATCTTGGCAGGGGCGTGCTTTAGTTTCCCATTCTGATAGGCGTGCACCATTCCGAACAACCGCTGCTGACTTTCAGATACCGCTGGCATGACGTCCTCCCACTATCTTAGTCGCATGACACCGCCGGCTTGGAGTTCCTTGCCGCGGTTCAAAGTCGTAAGCGTTTCCTGCGGTATTCCGAACAGCTTCGACACCGAACCGTATGTCGCGCCTTGCGGAACAGTCAGCCACCTTTGGCTAGGGAACAGAAACGGAAAATACCGCCCCTTGTGCACCTTGTAGCCCAGATCTCCCCATACAGGCGAATCCAAATCCGTCTTGTACTCGGCCTTCTTTTGGGATTTCGGCTTTCCAAGCCCGTTGGGCATCTTAAGCACCTGGCCAGGCTTGATTGCCGTTATGGATGGCAGGTTGTTGGCCTCCATTATCTCTTCAGGAGTGACACCTTCCTTGCGGGCTATTCCGGTGAGTATCTCACCACGGCGCACTACGTGCTTCTTCGTGGTGAGCCACTCCTGGAACACCTGCTGGGCCTTTTGGAGGTTGGGGTCGGACCCGCCTTCCGCGAGTTTCAACAGACGCCCGGCCACGTGGTCCGGAACGCCAAGCGTGGCGCACTTTGTCAAAAAACCTGTCTGATACGGTGTCATGTCTTGAAAATCCGCCCGGCCCGGCCCACTTTCCCTTTGCTTGCCGTTAGACATGTAATGACCGGACCGGGCGGAAATGCTACCAGTTTCCAACTCCGAACGCTCCTGCGTCAAGGGCCCACTGCGCCTTCTGCCTGTTGGCGTTACGGGAATACTCGAAACCTACCGCCTCCTTGCCCATGGAGCGGATTTTCCTGATGGAGGCCGTTATGGCAGACTTGGTGGCCGCCTTCGGATCCAGCTGGTCGAACACCACGTCGCCGAGGTTGGCGAAAGTGTACTTGCCGGACGTGTGGTGCACGCCGAGCTTCATCTTCGGGCAGTGGTTCTTGATCGCCTTTCGCACGGCGTTCCACTGATTCGCATTGCCGTACTCGTCCATTTCGAGGCCTAGCACGACCATCGACGCGTACTCGAAGATGTCGGCGGCGTCGAAGGCGGCTATGAACTGCCCCGGGTTGGCGAACAGCTTCTTGGCGTAGGCCGACGAGTCGTCCGCGATGATCCAGGGGACGACGGCGAAACCGGCGGCTCGGAACTGCCTGAGGCGCTTGATGGTGAGTCCGACATTATCGACCGCCGTGTAGCCGGCGCCCTCGCCATCGGCCCCGTTCATGAGAAACACATGGGCGGTGTCGCACCCCCTGCCCTTCATCCAGTCCAGGTACTCCTTGAACTTGCCGTCCGAAAACTTTGGACTGAGCATGTTCATCATGCGCCTCTGGGCGTTGCTGCCGTCCCAGCACGAGGCGTGCACGCACTCCTTCCAGGACGGGGTGGTCGTCTCAGGGGCGATTTTGCCGAGGATCCTGCGGATCCAGTTCTTGATCTTGGCGATGAACTTCTTCATGTCGTCCTCCTTTACTTGATTAAGTCATTCGAGTCATCCTGCGACTCTCCGTGTTCGCCGAAATACAGCATGTCCCTCAATTCCGCTGACGAAAGTCCAAGTCTCAGTTTTACTGCCAAAAGCATTGGAGACCATTTAGGGTGGTCTGAGTCGAACTCGGTTGACATGTCCCACATGAACTTGATGTCTGGCGCGGATTCAAGCAGCGTGTTAAACTTGCCCCACTCCCCGTTCGCATACAGCCACTGTGAAATCCATGACTTGCGGTATGTGTGGCGGATACTGCACCTCGGCACGCGCTTCCATGTGTGGAAGAGCCAGTCTGAAACCTCTTTCCACCCGTTGTCCTCGAATACGTCGTACCTGGTGTCACGCGGCTTGGAGGCGTATACCTTGCGTTTCCAGTTCTGGCTTACGAACTGGGCGTGTGACGGGTTGACGACCAATTTGCCGTCTATGACCAGTGTTGACGGAGCGTCGACCACCTTCCCGTCAACAATTCTTCCGTAGTCTAAATTGTTCACATACCACCTCCGTCGCAGGGTGCGGATGCCGAAATCTCAGTTACGCCGGATGTTGGCAATTTCCTTGCTAGAATCGTTCGATTCCCAGTGTCAAAATCGCGTGACAGCTCTATGAACTCTATCACGTTGCGTTCGCCGGCCGTCATGGATATTCCACCGTCAACCAGCATGATCGACGCGTCGTCGTCGGAATGCACGAATGAAGGACCTGACATGCCTTCCTGCGGAACCCATATCTCAAGTATGAAGTGCGAAGCATACCCGTCCGAACCAGGCCTCGTCCAATTGCAATTCGGAGATGGCGGCAACATGACATCCCCAAGATATCTTTCCGTGCCGGACGACGTCCTCGTGAAATTCGCATAGACATCCACGCCTCCGAAAACACGCATCATGTCGCCTGCGTTTAGACCGTTGGGATCAGCCCATGTCGACTGGTCAGACGCGTCCGTCTCCGTTTCAACGGTGAACACCGCGTGGCATGCCGCAACCATCTCGCTGGTAAACGGGTCCGAGGTTCCCGGCAGCGCGCTGGGGGTGTCGACTTGGATTCTCCAGCTGTTGTTTGTGTGGTCGTACTCCATGCTGTATACGCCTAGCGGGTTGACGTTTACATCGTATACAATCTCCGCAGTGCTACCGTCGGCGTATGTGAAGTGCGCGTGGGCGCCAATTCGACCGTATCCGTCGTTCGTAAAGTCAGCGTAGCTTAACCCGGTGTCTACTGTGATTTCATACTCCACCGAGTACCCAATGACGGTTAAGTAAGTCGCCATGCTGTCGTTGTTTTCTCCGCCGTCTATATACATACCAAGCTTTGTGACAAGCTCACTTTCCGGAGGTAGCATCCATTCTCCCAGGTCGGTGTTGTATACTGGCTGCACTTCGGATGTCTTGGCGTATTCCGGGTCGGACACGCTCCACTGCCATTCCGACATAAGTTCACGGGATGGTATGTCCATCTCGCTGATGAAATTGACTGCGAAGTCGCCCAACTTGACATTGCCATCCATGTCCGGATACGCATATAGCCTATCCATTGGCGTAAGCACAATGGGACCGTCCGGAGCGTTGATAGACTCAGGCTGGGCATTCCCGGTGAGACACGAGTCATTGTACGCGCCAAAGACATCATAAATGGTGTTTACCTGGGCTCCTGTCTCGATTCCTGAAAGCTTTGATTTTTCCGAATTTGTAAAATCGTTTGTCGAAAGACCCTTTCCGGACACCTTGTCGACTTTGTTGGCAACCGCGGCCTGCGTGGCGTATGTGGTTGCAGCCTCGGTTTTGTCAAGTTTCTTGTCAAGCTCGGTTTGAGTGGCAGTTGAAACAGGTTTGTTGACATCGGATGTGTTGTCTACATTTCCGAGACCTACCTGGCTCTTTGTAACACCATGAGGGTTGCTGGTATTCCCGGTATGGGCTGACAGCTCCGTCTTTGTGGCGTACGTCTCCTCGGCGGCCTGCTTGCTCAGGTAGTCAGCCAACGAACCGGATAGCGGGTCCCATCTCTCCCCGTTCCAGGCCCAGTTGGTTCCCGGAGGTATGCTCTCGGAGCTGTCCTCGTAGCCTTCCTCTACGTCATATACATCGCCTACTGACGGAGAGTCGTTGGAATCAATGGAGTCAGTGGAGTCTGTGGAGTCTGAAGGCCATGGCAGGTCATCGTATGAACGCACGGTGCCCCTGTACTTGTATATGCCTACGTCAAGGCCGGCGTTTTTCACGATGTAGTCGACCTGGTCGGAAGTGTATACCTTGCTCCCGAACGGTATCTGCCCCAAGTTGTATGGTACCACCTTTATATCTGCCACTGTAAGTCCCTCCTTGTCCATTATAGCAAAAAAGGGCCCCCGGATGAAGGTGAAATGAAGAAAGCCCTCCACCCGGGGGCCCGCCGGCGGGGTAGAAAACACCAAAGACCCCCGCCGGGAGATTTATTGTTTGATATACGTTAAAATCCTCCCGGCAACAATGGACACGACTGCCACGGCTGCCGCCACCAAGGCGGATATGACCGCGAACGCGGCGGCCCTCCAGTCTATCCCATCGTGCCCGTTCATGCCAATGCGCCCCGTCTCACCAGTTTCAGCCGCTAATACACTCCAAATCGCTGCTTCACGTTCTCCCAGTCGTCGTCGGCCACGGTCCCCATGGCCCAGGTGTTGTCGACGAGCCTGGCCAGCAGCACGCACGGAGTGCCGTTGTCGTCGTACATGACGATCGTCTGGGCGTCGGACGACTCGAAGAGGGGGCCGGCGAGCATGTTCTTGCCGAACACCCGGATCTTGCCACGGTAGTCATTGGATGTGGGTGGGTTTGAAACTTGGTTGTCCATGGTTCAATTGTACACCATTTCTAAGGCAGGTTAAAGCGGATTTTGTCGATGGCGTAGTTCGACATTACCTCCCTCGCGCTCAACTCACGATTGTACAGCCTTATGCAATTCACTATTCCCGTTGCCGAATTGTATGACGAACTCACACCATTCCTTCCGCCTATGCTGGTTTTAGACGGCGCAGTCGTGTTCTGGCTTCCAGTCCCCGTCGGCCCGCGCAATTCACCGTTCATTCCTATCCTATATGCCCCCGAATTTCCAGAAGACACATAAAACACCGACAAGCCGTTGTGTCTCCCATAGGCGAATTCAGGATAACTGAATATGTTCTGCCCGGAAACCCCCATCCCGGAAAACTGAGGATACGGATACGTACTTCCGCCAAACTGCTCCCCCCACCATATCTTTCTCCTCACATTAGTACATAAAAACGCATACCCAGTATCAAACCTGTAAACCACCTCCATCACAGTAAATGCGTCAGGCCACGCCGCAACAGATTCAGCAGTCCCCTTCCCGTCAACTATGAGATGGTCTTTCCCAAACTTCTTGCCACCAGATATGAGAAAGTCTGAAAACGCGCTCCCCTCAACCAGATTCTTCCAAACAGAAGGATTTTCCTCGTGCCTCCCCCACCCCACGTTCTCCACCCCATCCCACATGGCAACCAAACCGCTTTGGGCATAGTTTTTTGCGGTTATCGGGAATTTGACCGCGAATCCATTTCTGCTTGCAAGTAGCATTCCTACTCCCCTCAGTTTTCCCCATATTCAAGCATTTCGGCAATGTCCTTGTCTGACAATTCAAGGGCCGACTTCACAGCCGCCATGACCGTTCCCCACTGCGGATGGTTGGAGTCGAACTCGGTGCTTGTCTCCCAGAAGAACTCCAAGTCCTCCGACAGCCCCAGAAGCCCCTTGAAGGAATCCCACTTGCCATTCGCCCTCATCCACTGGGCGAGGTATGAACGCCTGTAGGTGTGTACCACGGGGGGAAGCGGGACCTGCTCGTACTCCATGACGATTCTGCCGTCAATCTCGTCCGCGAAGCCTGTCTTGCGGACGTAGTGTCCTTCCTCGGTTTTAGGGGCCTTGTCAATGACCGGAAGCCAACCCATCTTGAGGTATTCTTCGGTTGTGGGAAACAGTTTCTTCTCCCAAGTGTCCCAGTCAGAAACGATGTGTTCCGTCTCGCCTGTTGGTTCACCCGTCTCAGGGTCGAGAACATCAATGTCATACTCTTCGTGGTGGTGCGTCACGACCTTGAGCGGCACCGGGGCGTATTCGGGGATTCGGTTGTGAAGTTTGGCGAAATGGGTGTTGAGTTTCATGGTAAAGTCCCTCTAGGGAAGGTTGAAGCGGATTTTGTCTATGGAGTAATTGTAGGCGACTTCTTCGGCTGTTAAAGCACGGTTGTAAACTCGTGCATTGTAAACGTTGCCATGGAACGGGTATCCAAAGCCTCCATTTGGTTTTCCGTGCGCACCGATTGCGCATCTGGCTTTAGGCTTCGACCAATCCATCCCGCCCCCAGAACTAGAACTACCTGACCTAACACCCGCATTATAGGCCGTAATTGTTGAGGAGTCTATTGTCATGGAGAAGCATTTCGGACCAACTGTCTGTACATTACCATGTCCAATTTGTCGATTCCCGGCAAGAGTCATCGCCTGAGATATGGCCGCCCCATTGCCAGTACGGAAAAAATGCCATAACCACGAGTCTGTGTTGCTACCGTATCCGCCAATGATGCAGTTTGCGTATGCAACTCCTGCAATACAGTATGCGGCCACTTCCACAGTGATATTTGATGGCTCTCCAAACCACGAATATCCAAGGTCAACTACATTGGCGAGGTTGGCCACACCCGAAAAAAGCATTGAATTCGTTTCAACCTGCACGGATGAGCCAACTGCGCCATCATACCCGTTGCCAGTTAAGTCCCTCCATACTGTAGCATTCGGGTCATGCTTGCCAATGCCATCATTCCATTGTCCATCCCACATCGCCACAAGACCATCCTGAATATAGTCATCTGCGAACTTGCGGTGTTCAAGCATGGACTTCGCCCCTATTTTTCCGAAAGTACTCATGGCAGGTTGAACCTCGCTTTGTCGATTGCGTAGTTGTGCGCGATTTCATCCGCCGAAAGGGCGCGTGAGTAGAGACGGATGGAATTAAAAATTTGATGATGGTAATTCCCGTTGTTATTGCCTATGGCAATGCGACCTGAGCCAGAAAGCAGAAGTGTTTTAGCCGAGGCATTCATGGCCCCGGTGTAAGAGCCGTTAAAAAATACATTACCATCCCCTGAGGTGGCTATCACCATTGACATAGATTTACTCTTGCCAGAGATATTATAAATATTCGCCGCGTATATGGCATTAGAATTTTGACCAAACGACCCGAATAGATAATAATTATTACTCTGTATGCCGCCGCATTTTATAAAACTATCTTGATAAAAATTGTTGTGTCCACGAAATACACCACCTTCGGACACTATCTCTAATGTCACTCCATTCGCGCTATAATCACGAGATACGGATGATGCTTGCTGCGCTCTGTAAACAAAGTTGTACACGCCTGTTTCTGTCCAATAAAAACCATTTGAACCACCGAAATTGGGTGTTATCGGGAGTTCATTTCCCATTAAATCAATCCACGTTTGCGTTGTATTGTCATGTACTCCCCAACCAGCATTTTCAATACCGTCAAACAACGCAACCAGACCTTCCTGGATGTAGTCCGTAGTGCTGTAGAACTTCCTCATCCCGTACAGCCCAATTACGGGTTTCGCCACGTCGGGGCCGAGGACGAACGAGCCGGTGCCCTTGTTGCCGAAGAGCCTTCTCGTAACACGGTCGTACATGTAGCCGGTCTGGCCTACGCGGACGGGGATGAAGTCGCGGATAATAATATTATCAATATAAACTTGAACGGAATAAAGTTTTCCTTCTTGTTTTTGCCACACCGCATTGCTAGTACCTAATAATATTAAAAGTGTTCCAGTATTAGCATTATATGCACTACCTTGATACATTTCATTTCCGACTTTGACCACTCTACGATGTTGCGAGTCATAATAGGTATCAATCAAAACCCTCTGTCCTCGTATGTATGGAATATGCGCTGAGGCTGTTCCGCCGCCAGTTCTTATATAATATGAACTTCCACTTAATTCCATAACATAATGAAGCGCACCAATAGCTGTTACTCCAGAACCCACAAATACCGAAGTATTTTTAATTGTGTTTGTTATTGTACAATCTACAACAAATCTTGCATTGTCTGTTGATGTTATTTGTACCCCCGTATCAATGTACTGCGTCCCCGTACTCTCAAGGTACTCTATCTCCGCATCGTAAGGCACTCCTGGTATCATGACGCGCCTCCGCTTTCCACATCCTGCCTGACCACCTTCCATGTCGGCTTGGAGTCCACGTTGAACGCCGTCTGGGTGAAGTACAGCTCGCACATCGTCCCCGGAGCGAATGTGAGCATTTCCTGCAAGTCCTCGCCTGCCGGAACCACAACGGAGGTTGTCATCGCCTCCACCTGGGCCAGCGTGAAGTACGGCCACGCCTCCTCCCAGTTCGCTGTCCCAGTCCACGCACCTGCTGTCTCGACTGCGACCACGCACCTCCATATCTTGGAGTCGTAGCTCACAATGTCACCTGCTGCGTAAGTGGCAGCGTCGCTGAATGCCGTGGGCAGAGAAGTCGTGTCAAGCGCCGGGTTTGTCACGTCCAATATGAAGTCCCCCACCTTCCCCACCATCGCCGTCGGTAGCGACAAGACCACTCCGCCAGTGTCGTTGGCCGCGAATGTATAGCCATTGACGGCCCAATTCTGAACAG